GTGCTAGTATAGCCACCAGTTATTGAGCTAAATCCAGTAACACCACTAAAATCGGCCTCAGCCCAACCATTAGAAGTCAGGAAATCCCAAGCAAACGTTGGTGTGCCTCCTCCATTGGGATCAGTAACGCGGCATGTAAAACGTATTGGGACTGTGCCAATACGTTGGGTTCTCGGTTCAGCGATGACGGCAGCGACTATGGGCTTATAGGCTAAGGCTCGAATGTCAATGTCCAGAAGAGTAGTTCCTCCATTGGAATCAACTGCGTGAAGAACTTTGGTGGAACTGGTGCTAACATTAAAAGTAAATGTAGCAGTACCTTGGGTGGTTCCACTGTCCAAGGTAGATACCGTCACGGGTGTTTCGCCATCAAGCCAAACTGTAATGGGCGATGATGAATCCGGATCAGAAACTAAAGTAGTAAGAGTTGTGCTGTAAATCGGAGGTAAGTCATTATTCGACAAAGAAGCCGAGCGAATGACAGGTGGTGCATTAACAGAAATGGTGCCAGTAGTTGAATCAGACTGGCCCCACTCATCAGCAACCACACAGGTCCACACCAGATTTCCACCTTGATTTACTGTTTTCTGTATTGTGCCTTCAGATGTTACCTCAACTGAATTATCCCAGAAATACCACAAGTAATTTACAGTGTTGGTGGCCACAACGTCAATACCTAATCCGTAGCCCACTTGAACGGGTGACGTACTGGGTGAAAGAGTTTGAGATTGTGAGACCACTGAAGGAGGTGTGGGTGACGCTGGATCTGGTACAACAGTCTGACCTGCGTAGTCATTGCTAAGCATAACTCGACTGACTTTCTCGTCAGTCGACATGGTCAACAGTTCAGACAGTGTGTAAGGTTGTTCAATGCCTCCTACATTTGGGCGAACATTCGCCTCATGTACCCACTCACCAATAGTGCCAGTGTTGGAGATTTCAGCCATCCAACCACCAGGCGTAAGATCTTGGACAGGAGTTGTACCTGAAGCTGTCGTGCTAATCTCTACTAGTGAGGTACCTGGACCAACCCTGTAAACCTGGGTTTTAAGTCTGTCCAACTCGATGCCAGTGACAACCAACTGATAGGTAATGCCTCTAGTAGGATCATCAACAATACCACCCCAATAAATCTGTACAAGCCATGGAGCAACAATCGTCTCACTAACATAGAAGTCATAGTATGTTTCCTCTTCAGTTGAGTTGGGTGAAAGAACCAGCGGGAAAGTTACATTCTGTCCAATGGTGACTTCAACGTCAAAACCTCTGAATGTGCTGGCAACACGTCCGTGATTGTACGCTGTGATCTTAATTCTATAATGACCAGGAGTCAAAGTAGAAGCACCAGCAGTTGAAGACCACATCAACTGGCCTGTCGAATATAAAGACGGATTACCTTCGTAAAGTGACGACGATTCAGTGGGTATCCAACCCTCACTTGCACTAAACGTGTAGACTAGGTAGCTGTGACGATAGAGATAGGTACGAGGCGTGGTTGTGTCTACTGTGCCAGTGGCGTAAACAACATTCGATGAATTTACAGAGAGTTTATTTGAACCATTTGTAAGGATGGTCACTGCTCCAGACGGACACTCACCCATCTCATTGGGGTCTATAGCAGCCACATTGAATGTTGGGCTCAGCTCATAGCCACCAACGCCCAACTGGTAAATGGTCCCACTATCACCCTGAATCCAAATCCTGTCAACAAGAGGGTTTGTATTGTAGGCTGGATTCGGCCATGGTGATACAGTTCCAGTGGACTGTGTGCTAACAACACCACCAGTGCTTGAAAATGGTGCAGAAACCACTCGAATGTAACCTGTTGAAGTGTCATTCAACCATTCAGGGTTTATGCCGCTGGGAAGTCCAGTAGTTGGCGATGCTGGAGCACGATTGATGGCACTAGTTGGCAGAAAAGCCTCGCCTAGTTTACGAGTTGTTGGGACAGTTCCACCTGGAATTCCAACAAGATTTCGGCCAGAGTCAGCAATGAATCGGCCTTGTATATCATAGTTTGCAACAGGCAAAAGATTTCCAGGATACTGAGTGATAGTACCCTGACTTGTCTCAACAGTTGTTCCACCAGTTGTTGAGTTGTACTGATCACTGACCTCTACCAACTTGGATTCAGGCTGAAGTCCAGTTGTAACAAAACCACTTGACAATACCTTGAGGAACCAACGATCGCCTGTGGTAGAAACCTCAATAGGCGTTGGAAGTGAAGCAATTGTGGTTGGTACAATCGTTGGTTGGTAATAGCTAGCAATCTCTGATGAAGTCTTAAAGACAGACCACAGCTTGAAATCCTGGATGTAATAGCTGTTGCTAGAGTCAGAGCTGAATGTCAACTCGTAGAAAGGCGTGGTTGTGGGCGTTACAGCGTATGAGGCTGTGGATCCATTAACACCTACAACAAGTGCTCCTGATTTTTGGCATACACTGATATACGAGAAACCAGAAATGGACAGGGTGGCCTCGAGCGATCCACCATAGAAAACCTGTAAGCTTGAAGTGCTAGCCATCTTGATCTGGATTGGTCCCAGAGTCAGGATGGTTGTTAGAGTTGCACTGTTTTGTGGATCAATCCAAAATGAGAAGCTGAGCTCGTCGAGAAGAGGATCAACAGACAATGATGACGTAAGACCATGACAGTGGGTTATCCAGCCACGAATGTTATTCCACACTCTGTCCTCAGGAACAAGACCAGTGGTTGTTAGGACACCCAGAGTTGGGTACACTGAGTTAATCTGAAGATTATCATCAGGATGGGCATTAAATGGAATCCAAGCACTGAGTCCAGATTGCATGGACTGCGAAAATGTGCGCTCAGGACAGGCCATGACTTGGCCATATCGTATTCCCACATAGTACAGGCTGTTTCCACTGTAAGCCAAGGACTGAAGTGGGTTTTTGCCCACTAACTCACTGAACCTAAAACGGTATGGGAAAATTCCAGGAACAAGGAAGAGTCCGTACGTAACGCCGTCGTTTGAATCAGCACTTGCTATGAATTTTCCAGGGAATTTTTCCTCGTTTCCGTAAACAATCTCAAGGTCTCTGTCAAGAACTTCACGCTCCAGTGGCCTTGTCCACTCGTTGACATCAGGGTATTGAGTTGGACGACTGCCAAACTCAGCAGTGCCAGACGAATAACCAAACTGGTCCTCAGCTCTAGGCAAGAATCCAAGTGTGCCCGCTTGCTTTTGTACAGTTGTGGGTTCAGTTCGAATAGTGCCTGTGTCTGTGAGAATCCAATTGGCGATTACAGAATCGCTAGGAGGAAATTGCGCAGGTCGTGTTCCACTGAATACTCCAGAATAGTAGTTGAGGTCTACAGTTACTACACCGAACGTAGCTGTTGTAGAGAATGAAACTTGATCTGGGTCATTCTCATCTGATTGACCAACCAATTCAGCTGCCTCATAAACTCCAAGTTGGTAATATACTACGGATGAAGTGGCAACAAATACTGGTGATGCTGGATACCAAGGGTCGAATAAGCTGTCTTTTGAATCAATCCTGTATTGAGTCCCCACAATTGCGTTGAATGTCAACAATAGTTCAGGACTAATTGTGATAGTGGGCGAATCAACACCAAAAGACACTACTCTAAAAAACTGCGTAACAGATGGCGTACGTACAATTGTGACTCTGGCCGTGCGCGGATAGATTGGGCCCGTTATGGTGCCAGAAAGCGGTGAAGTTGCACTAAAGATAAGAGTTTGGTTGGCGTACTCAGCGTATCCAACTTGATCCTCGTAGAGAACGCCAGTGCTAAAACTACGAACGTATCGAGTAGCAGGTTTTACAGAATTGAGTATGGAATCAGTCTCAGCGGCAAGAGTACTTAACCATGCTGTGTTGACTTGTGGCGTATTTCCTTCAACCTCGGTTGTACCACTAAATGGAAAGTAAGGTGGTACAGCAGTTAGTGAACCCTCATTGACACCTTTTATTACATCAGGGTTCGGCTTTACTGGAACAGATCTGGCTTGAATCGTTGACTCATTAACAGTCAACACCAAGTTGTAGTAGCTAGTCCTATATTTGATGCTTGACAACCGATCAAAAATGGTGACTTCAAAATCACCATTACTATAGTATGGTACGATTCCATCTGCAGCCACGCCAGCAACATAAATGTTAGACGGAAGACTATATGTGAACTTGTTAGACGCCGTTACAGTTATAGTATAAAGACCAACATAATCAAATGGTGATACGTTGCTGATGAAAACATATGAACCTGTGGTCAGACCATGAGGCTGAAGTGTTGTGACAACAACAGTCGATGGGTCAGTTGACAGGGTTTCGATCGTTGAGATGACATTGTTGACATTTTCGACAACAACCTGCAATCCATTGAAGGATTCGCCTTCAGCTAGACCTTCAACCTTTATTGTGGATGATAGATCAGCTGAGGACTCAACATTTGGAAGACCACCTGAGAGAGTATAGATGCTAGCAGAAGGGGCCTCTATCTCAAGCCAGATGGAAGAATCTTGTGAAACGATAACACTGCCAGCATTGACAGTTATTCCAGGGGCAAGATTGTTATTTGCTCCCTTATTGATGAGGTTTACCGTTGTTCCACTGATCGAACCTACAACTAGTGTGCCAGCATCATAGACTGAAACAGGCTGACCAACTGTCATCCAAGAGGAGTTGCTAACAGAGATTGACACACTCGAGTCAATCTCTGGCATCAGAAAATTAGCAGTTACAAAGCTAGTCGGTGGTATGGACGTTGTAGTGGTCTGAGCAAGAAAGGTACGTCCAGTCGTTGAAACAACGATATCACCCTTGTTGTAGGTTGAAGCGGTGTTATAGACACCTCTAAAATTAGTGGCGAGCAAACCACCAATTTTCCAACGAAGGTACGGATTTGACCCGTTGGCCTGTGAGACAAAGTTAGTGCTGTTGAGAAGGCTAAGACGAGTTGACCAAGTGTAGAATGGTCCGTCACGGTAGTCTAGTGGGTCGTAAAACTCACTTGGAACAATCGTGGGTTCAACCAAGGTAATCGCTGAAAAATCTTGGTTGTTTACACTAAGACCAATGTCTACTGGATTTCTTGGCGACAAACGTCCCCACAGTGGGTTGACGTGGACTGAATCAAAGCCAGCAATAAGACCTGCAATCTCAATAGACTTGGCTGTTCCCTTGATGGGAAGTCTAGAAAATTGGCTGGCCACCAACTCAGCATTTCTAGGGTCATCAGCATTTGATGTCGGAAACACCACGCCCAGGTTTTTGGCCAGGTAGCCAATCATGGGCTCATAGACAGTCTTGAAAGGATCTATGGTTGTGGTGACACTAGAAATGACCGTTGGATCGATCGACAGCACCTCACCCATCCAGGCTTTGGCCTCGTCCTGGGTAAGATTACCAGCCTCAAAAGCCTGATAGCTTGGATCTGACTGCAGGTCAAATGTCAGAACGGTGCGTGTTACATTCAGACCAAACTCATCTGTGTAATTTGTGGCCACGCATGTTCCAGCAATGGGATAGCCAGCAAAAGGGTCAATGAGCTTGTTTATGAATGAAACGTAAGCACGAATGTCGTCTGAGCGATCTTGGAATCCAGACAATGTCGCATGCAACACCCCAGTGGTGTCCAACTCCATGATTTTCGTTGGCAACAGATCAACGAAAAAATTCTCTGGTAGTACAGAAACTGCCATACGAGTTAACTATCTTTTGAAACAAGTTCTTGGTAACGTCGAAACTTTGCCTCTCGCAACTGTCACCTGACAACGGCAACTCTCCCAGCCGTCACTTGACGCAGCGACCCGCAACCTTCTGACATGCCCAGGACGTCCCCTATCCATGGTCCGGGGGTGTCCTGGGCTTTTAATTTCCCATATACCTCGCAAGCTTGAGTGGTCATATCCACTGGAGAAGAACCAAACTACTCCGTATGAAAGGTACCAGGCTGTGCTAGAGAGCTCGTCAGTGGGAGAGCTGCTCTGGACTTTGCACTCACTCCTTAGTGCTTCGGTGCTAACGATGTTTCTGCTGCTAACTGCAGCTGGCTCTGGCTCTCCCCGGTCATATGGTCCATATTACTATAGGGAGAGTCATGCCGACTCTCCGTTAAGTGCGTAAGTTTATGTCTAGATTCCCACCTGAAGTAGTTAGCAGCATAGTGAGAGCCCGAGCTAAACTAGTCATTGACAGTGTGGTCCAACAGAGAAAACCAATTGTCGTCAAGTTGGTGCCTGTGGATGAGATCCTAGCAATACTCTCCATTGAGGACCCCTTCAATGAGAGACCAGAGGAGAGCTACAAGCTAATTGAGGATTGGGTCATAGACCACATTCCGGATATCCACCAAAAGATTGACCAGATCGTGGATCCAGTGTCCAACAACCTCAGAAATCAACGTGTGGAACAGAGCCTGCTAGAGGAGATGATCCTTAAGACTGCAGCTAACGTCCTTGTGGACTATATCATACGGGAATCTGGAAAGTCTGCATCTATCTATGACAGGTACAGTGACTCTGCTATCGTATACCATGTCTATGAGGAGGTTGAAAAAGCCATGCGTAGGATGGGTCTACCTGTGCTAAAAGATTCCAAACCAAAACTTTTCTCTGGGCTGGCCTCCCACGAAAAACTCAAATGAAAACAGAAATCAAAATGTGGAGCAACTCAGTTTTTGTTGATGCCATATTGGGTGAAAACAAGGTTGAGCTTCCAGGACCACTCTCTGTTCAGCTGTCCCTCATGGGTGATCCTTTCTCTGAGGATCCAGATGTGACTCTGCAAAAGATGAAAACTATCTGGAGCTATATCAAGACTCAGATGCCCAGACTGTGGAAGGAGGCCCAGGATGATGTGGCTGAGGAGCATGAGCGCATAGTCAGATCCAAGCTTCCCAGCGATCTTAAGAGCATGGCTAAGGCTGGAAAGGATCGCTTTTTCATCAAGACCTATGACCTCACTCACAAGCTGATTGAGGCTGCTGGCCTGCCAACTATGAATGACCTGGACTCCAGAGCCTTCTTGAGAATGTCAGAGATCATCATGGATGACATGCATGACTTTATCTCCAGCACTGGTTACCGCGAATAACATGAAAAACTTTGTAGACGCCATTCTTGACTCTGAATCTGGTGACTCCATTGAGGACATCCTTCGTGGAACTGTTATGATGAGCACCAAGGAGAAGTATGCCAAAGCTTGGAGGATTTTTCTTGGCTTGGACCTGGATGCCATGCTCAAGGAGATAGTTGGCCTGGACAACTTGGAGAAGTTCAAGGCTAACTGGAAAGATGAGGAGCAGTGGACTGATGACCTTGACGAGAGGTCCAACTATGACGAGGCCATGTACCCAGCTCTGGCCATCTACTACCCCATCGAGGAACGCAGCACTGGTTCCAAGGCTCTTATCAAGTCGTCCATCTACAGACGAGTAAGGGACGAGCTTCAATCACACGGTTTCAACTTGAATGAGATGGGTTGGAAGGCAGACAGTGGTGGCAAGGATCTTTGGGGTCAAATCAGAAGGCACCTTGAAGGTTATGTCAATGGGTGGATCTCCTATCATCGCCTGGATGACCTGGACGCCATGGAGGTGCTGTACAGATGAACATCACGCCAGAGGATCTTATCCATGGCTGGGATCCCTTCAAGGAGGACCCCCTGCTGGGGTTTAAGAAGCTGAGAAAGGATGAGCTTTTTGAGAAGGCTCTCTATCGTGCGATGCGTGATCGCCATATTAAGAGCAAAGAAGATATCACTTCTTACTTTGAGCGGAAAGAAGTGAGATACCCAGTGGGCGCATCCGCATACATTGACCGTCTGGCATCAAACCTGCCAAATGCATACTTGTTTCCAAGCTACAAGGATTTCTCACAGGACCTGATTGATGAATTTATCGTTGTGGCCACTCAGAAGTTAGAGGAGGAAGGCTACACTCAATTTGAAAACCATGCCCTTCCAGAGGATGTGATGGTAGAGATGGCGGATTGGTGTGTCAAGGAGATGATTGACAAAGGCGTGCTGCCCAACGAACCAGAGTTAGTTAACCTAGTCATGAGGAGCTACAAATGAGCACACGATCCGATTGGGCAGTAAGATCCCGTGAATTGGGTGGAAGATATGGCGTCGAGGTTGGCATGATGGCTGGCTCTGGCAACCCTGTGTCAGTCATGGCTGCCTTTGACAATTTCTCTGTCAAAGTCAACCCTAAACCACCGCTCATAGCTGAATTTTTGTGGTCCATGGGTCCCTCATTCACAGTCTTCAATCAGTATGTGAACATTGGTGGTTTGCTGCCAGATGGCATGATCACGGGAAAAATCATGCCTAAAGTAACGGGTGACACCAGAGAGGACATGTCCATGTACCCAGTCGTGGGTTCTGGTATGAATTATGGTCCTGCGGGTGATTCACCTGCCAGTGTCTATGTGAGAGTGACCGGGCCTGGTGAGTATGCATCCACAACCCAAGAGCTCAAGGCCAGATACCGTAATGACCGCTGGGGAGAGGCCTATGATCCGGACAGCTTTGACCACTGGATGGCCCATGAGATGGAGATCGACCCCATGGACGATCTTGATGTTGAGACACTCATGAGACTCTTCACTGAGCAGTATGGCATTGAGGTTCCCATGAGGGAGGTCATGGCCAAGGTTGCCTATGACAAATGTGTGGAGAAAGGTAAGGCCATCGACCAGTTCTGGCCCTACGTTGAGGGAACCAGCTACGAGGACAAGTTTGTGAGACTGATGACTGGAGCTAACCTGTTGGACAGCAAAGTTTCCCAGTCAATCGACAAAATTCTTGGGCTGTGACCCCACATAGGTTCTAGGTAACCTATGCCAAAGCATGTCATCTATCTGCCAAACGGTAAGGCCTTCGAAATCAAGACAGATCCTGACACAGACGTAGCAAAGATTCGTGACTTCATGGCCCAGGCCACTGCTGTGAATCTTGATGTCATCAGTGAGGGGAAAAGTGGATCACTGCTCCTGTGGGGTGATGTACTGAAGAATTCCTACATCCTTGTTGTTAACCAATGATACATGACGAGACCTACTTGGGTCTCCTTAGGAAGGTCCTACAGGAGGGAAAGCCCAAGAAAAATCGGACAGGCGTGGACACCATTGGTGTCTTTGGAGCCCAAGCCAGATTTGACTTGTCTCAGGGCTTTCCCCTGTTGACTACCAAGAAGGTCTTCTTCAAGGGCATTGTTCACGAGCTGCTCTGGTTCATCAGTGGCAGCACCAACATCAAGTACCTGGTGGATAATGACGTCCACATCTGGGACGATTGGGCCTACCAGCGTTACTTAAGCACTCCTGAGTTTGATATTGAGGGAAGAGCTGGCACCCTGATAAAGGTGCCAGTGCAAAAACTTTCTCAGTCTAACTTTATTAAGGAAATCAAAAATTCCTCAGTCTTTGCGAATCGTTGGGGTGACTTGGGAATGGGCACATATGGCAGCATGTGGAGGGCTTTCCCCTTCTACAATGACTATGAGACCATTGCATCAGCTAATGGATTTGATGCTCTTGACACTGTTGACCAGCTGAAGAAAGTAGTTGGCAAGCTTAAGACCAACCCGGATGACAGGCGCATGATTGTGAGTGCTTGGCATCCCTACTGGGTGGATCATTGTGCCTTGCCACCCTGCCATGTGCTGTTTCACTTCAACACAGAGGTGCTCTCAGATGGTCGACGCAAGCTCAACTGCTTGCTGTACCAGCGCAGCTGTGATCTCTTCCTGGGTGTGCCATTCAATATCGCCAGCTACGCTCTGCTCCTTCAGATGATGGCACACTGTGTGGAAATGGTGCCTGGTGAGTTTATCCACACCTATGGTGACCTCCATCTATACCAAAACCACATAGACCAGGCCAAGCTACAGTTGACACGGGCTCCATTCACATCTCCGTATGTCACGTTGAATCTTGCAAAGACAGACCTTTTCAGTTTCAATTTTGATGACATTCAGCTGGTTGGTTACAGCAGCCACCCAACAATTAAGGCTGAAGTGGCAGTATGAGAATACTAGTCAAATATCCCACAAAGCACAGGTGGAATCAGTTTAAGGAAAACTTCCAAAACTACATCTTTACTTGTGAGGATCTTGACAAGGTTGATTTTCTAGTAACAGTCGATGAGGATGATCCCTGGCCGAAGGATCTATCAAGAGACTACGGGTCTAGAAGCAGTCCAAAAAGAATTGGGCTGACAGTGACACCACCCAAGGGGAAAATTGCAGCCATAAATCATGGTATCTCACCGGATGGGTGGGACATTCTTGTGGCAGTGGCTGATGATATGATTCCTCATCAGGGTTGGGATGCTCAGATCAGAGAAGACATCAAAGAAAACCCATGGGCGTGGATGATCAATTACAATGATGATCCACGTTTAGGAGATCACTGGCGTGATCTTATCACACTGCCAGTGATGACTAATGAATGCTACAGGTACTTTGGTTGGATCTATAATCCAGTCTACGAATCAGAATGTTGTGACTGTGAGCAGACAGAGATAATGAGCAGCATGGGCAAGCTAGCTCATGTGAACAAGCAACCAATCAAGCATGAATGGTTCAAATACCAGACAGATGAGTTGACGAGAATCAACTCAGAGGCAGGAAGAAGAGACAACTTAATCTACAAAGAGAGAAAAGCCAGAGGCTTCAAAGACTAGGAAACTCCAGCTTCTTTGTATGTCATCTTTACAGCGCCTGAGTCAATCAGGCGTTTTCTGTTTTTGAGATGAGCTTCTGATACCAGGGCCTTGTTCTCACCCAAGTATTTTACCGCAAGTCCACTCTCAATCATGATCTCATTAAGAGACTTACTAGTGTCGTTGGGATTTAGTATGTCACCCAGGATTCGGCCAAATTTCTCAGTGGAATCACTCAGATAGGTGCGAACTATCACCTGGTTTTGGCATTTATCAACAAATCCTTTGACAAAATCCTTGCTGTGAAGACCAAATACCTTTTCAACCTTGTCAGCAGTACGACTCTCAGGCGTGTCAATGCCATTGAATCTAACCTTTTGGTTAGCTAGGACCACATCAAAGCCCAAGTCGATATCGACAATAATGGTGTCACCATCAACGACTTGCCTGACTCTGGCATGGTACTCAAATGGCATAAATCAGACAGTTACTTCTTCAAACTCAAGATCCAGGTCTTCACCCTCTTGAGAGTGAAGATCAACAAGTTCTTGGGCAAGCTGTATAATTGAACGACCAATTTGAGCGCTGCGATTATCTTCTGGAGCCAGTTCATGGGGTTCTCCTAAATTTACCTTGTTAGACTTGGGTTCAGTCTGGAAAGAGACAGCAAGCATGTCATTGATGACATCATCAATGTGCTCTTTGACACTCTTTTTGCCACGGCAATGCCACTTCTTTCGACTCAGACAGTTGGGCTTATTTCTATCTTTGCCCGCACAATCATACCCAGCTTTCTTGGATATTCCATAGGATCGAGCACAGTATGAATCACCAGCTGAAGTTCCAGGCTTGATTTTGTAGCCTTTGGCTCCATATGAAACAGTACGCTTTCTGCCTGTCTTAGAGTCTGTGTAGCTCTTTGAGAATTTTTTGCCTTTGGCTGGCATAGCAAGGTAACTACTGGTTAGGGATAGGAGACTGACCCATGAGGGGTAGTCAACACAAAAGGACCCATGACTACATTTGCAAGGAAGTTACACTCAGTGGGTTTTATGACATTAGCATTGTATGTTACACCAAACATTACTATTGTCGTCTCATTGGAGTGAAAGCCATCACCCACAATAGTCACATAGAGTGACTCTGACTGGACAACATAGGTGATAAGTGGTGTATCGTTGGGCTCTCTAACACCAAATGTGCCAATGTCTGTGCCATCAATTGTTATGACATAATTTCCATCTGCCACTGGAGGCACTTCAAATGCTACAAAATTATCAGTTATAGTCTCTGGTGTGACCTCAATTTGACCAAACATTATTGTGGTTCCCAGCAACTTTGTGCCAATAATCTCAACGTGGGTTCCAATAGGACCATAGTTTCCGTTAAGAGAGGCCGTGCCTTGCCAGACTGAACCAGGATCTGGACCCCATTTTTGGTAGAAAACTGAGGCCATATTTTGGACATCTTCCAACGTACAATCATACCAAGATGATGTGGTGTAGCCCAGATCAATTTGAACCCTGGCAAATTTGTTGTTTGAGAGCGTAATGATAACATGCTGCAGACCATAGTTGTCATCACTTTGAAAAACATGTGTCTGCGGGCTTGTCCACACTAGCTTCCAAAATTGAAACTGGTACGTCTTTTTATCGACGGCGTATTGAATCTGCTCAGTCGTCAGCACAAGATACTTACGCGAGTAGTTAGGCCATGCGAAAGACTACATCGCTGAGAATTCTAGGCGAGTCAGAGGGATCCTATGACATTGATGACCAACCTCGCCAAGCCATGCCCAAGAGTGTGAAGGAAGTTCCTAAGAGCTTTTTCAAGTATACGGTATCTGGCCCACAGTTTCGTCCAGTGGGTGATGTGACACTTACTGATAGCCTGACTCCAGGTGCCTACAAGATTGGCCATGACATGAGTGGCATGTTCCTGGAACAGATCCAGCCAAACACTGACGAGATGATGGTGTTTGAGGATTCACCCATGCACAAAGCTGTCAATGAGATTGCCACATTCTGGGAGCGTAAGGAGCACTACAAGAAGCTGGGCTTGATGCAGTCACGTGGCATCATTCTCTATGGTCCTCCTGGATCTGGCAAGAGTTTGGCTCTTCAGCAAGTTGGTGAGGCCATGGCTAAGAATGGAGATATCGTGCTGATGGCTAACTCTCCAGATCAGATTTCCAGCGCTCTGGGTGCTGTCCGGCAGATTGAACCTGAACGTCGTATTGTGGTTACGTTTGAGGAGGCAGATGAGCTGGCCTCCTATGACGAGCGCACACTCCTTCGTCTGATGGATGGTGACCTTAAGGTTGACAGAGTTTGCTACCTTGCCACGACAAACTACATCGATCGTCTATCGCCAAGACTACAACGTCCTGGTCGTTTTGACAAACGGATCTATGTGGGTCCGCCCAAGTTTGAACACCGTCTGAAGTACCTCAGCCATAAGCTCAAAGGCCTTGCTGAAGACTCACAGATTCAAGACATGGCCAAGAAGACTGAGGGACTTTCCTTTGGTCACTTGCGTGAACTGATTGCCGGAGCTTTTGCCATCGGTGACCCAGTGGATGATGTCATCATGCGTCTGCGTGACTCCAGAAATATCAAGGAGTCTAAGAAGACAGGTGTGGTGAATCGCATCATTGGCTAACATGCCTATCTCAAAGAAACAACTCGCACCTGTGGTGCAATCATTCAAGGCCAAAGCAGAGACGCTACGGCCTGATAATGGTTTGCAGAATGCCATGGGTCCACAATCTTGGCAGATTCAAGTGGGTCGTGCGACACAAGACTTTGAGAACTATCTGTCACGTATTGCCAATCGCATTCTAGGTCGCCTAGAAAAAGGTGATTATGCTCCTCCCTCAGCGATGAACAATCGCAATCGTCCCATGGACACAGACGATGACAAGAAAGAGCTATCCAAGATTGGAACTAAAGCCACGCGAGACATCTCAAAGATTTTGGGTGTATGAGCACCATTGATTTCATTGTATCATTCGTCTGTGAGGCCAAGCCCAAGAATGTCCAGGGAACCCACAGAACACCCTCGTGGTTAGGACGTGTCCCTGTTGAGGATGTGCCAGCAGTGATGCGATTCTTAAAGAATCAAGGCACTAAAGCGAGAATTGTCTACAGAGACAAATCTGGACAAAACAGATATGCTCGAGACAAGTACAGAGGCCGATGGGTTTCTGGTTGGGCTCACAAACAGGATGCCACACATGCTGACATCTATGAGCAACCTCCTGGCGAAATATCATCACAACACCGTGTGGGTGGATATGACCTGATGATGAAAGCAGCGCAGGACCGAGAAATCAAGTCTGCTCTGAATGGCAAAAAGACGAGTAACCCAAGGGTACTCAGTGCTTTGGCTGAAAATCCAGCCCAGGCTTACACGTATGCAACAAAGGCCTTGAAAGCACGCTGGCCAGAGGCTGAAGAGAAGATTGCCAAGTCCAGCCTAAAAGACTTGTACTTGAAGAGATTCCCAGAGGCCAGGACAGAGTGGACTATGAATGGTTGGCTAGACTGGCTGGATCTCTAAAATAGGCACTCATAACGAGTGCCTTTACTCTTCGTGTCTGGTCCCAAGACTGGGAACACATACTCATATCCACGAATCTTCTCTAGCTTTTCCAACAGGGCTAGACCATTCTTTTTCAGTCGTGGGTGTTGTCTGTCGATAAACATCACGATCTCACATTCATTCTTGCCAGTCTTCTTCTGGCGAATGAAGCGACCAATGATCTGAGACATTAGCTCGTGAGAAACCACATGGTCAGCCACGATGCCACCACGGATCTCGTTGATACTCACACCCTCCTTGACAAGAGGCGTGATCAGGACAGCTCCAGGCGTTTTCTTGAGCCATTCAAAAGTCTCATCTCTTTCAGTTGAATCATGGGTTGAGAAAAGGATCTTTACAAGACTTGGATCCACTACTTTGGAGATGCAGGCTTGCAAGATAAGGATGTGCAAAGTCCGCGTGGCAACAACAAGTGTTGGGTGTCCTTGGTCAGAGAAATGCTTGGCCCATTCAGCTATCAAGTTGTTTCGTTCCTTGAACTGAATGATGCCCAAGTCATTGGTACGTTCAAGCAAACACCAACGAGATTCAATCTCAATATCATCGTCATCCACTTGAATGTGATGCATATTTTGAGTTGGTATCAGCTCACCTTTCTTGTTTCTCGCATAACCGTCCTCCTCACCCTGTCTGTAGTTGCCAGTGCTCTTGTTTGGTTCAGCTTTCTCAAAGACTGGACCAATGTACTTGGCTTTCTTCCACTCGTTGTCAATTAACGCCCAAGCTGGACTTTCAGGTCTGGCTGTATGAGGCAGATGAGCAAACCTGTCTTTCCAATTTAGGTTGTCAACGATATAGATGGTGGGTTTGGCCACACGACCCACACGAATCAGTGGGTCAACCTCAACGCGATTCCTGATAGGACCCACAAGTCCATGGATCCTTGAAAAAGACACCACATCATCCTCACGAGTGGTGTCTGAGGCACCTAGCCTAAAGAAGGCTGGAGTTGAAAGAAGGATGCGTTGCCAACTCTCACTAGAAGAATGGTGACTCTCATCCACAAGCACTGTCATGAAAGTCCTGAACCACTTCTCATAGGTCAACTCATCGTAGTTGGCATGCATACAAGCTGCAGTCGCCACAACCATGTCTTTGCCTTCACAATTTTTCTTGCCACCACCAAACTGAGTGATGTCCCAGTCAGGAAGAAACTTTCGTGACTCACGATAAACTTGGTTGATGAGTCGTTCTGTAGGTGTAAGATAGAGGAATCTTGACTCAGGAAACCTTCTCTTGATCATGGCAGCCGCAGCACAAAACATGGCTGTCTTACCACCACTGACAGTGACTTTATGCACGCCATGGGCGTGATTCAACCAGGATGCAATGCATGACTTCTGGTTGCCATCAAGATCAAAGTCTGCAACAAGAAGATCATCAGGAATGTCATCAACAACCAAACCATGAAATGGACTCTTGATCAGCTTGTCCTTGTTGACTTCGATGTTTAGCTTCTTGCAGGCTTCAAGTATGGAGTCCTGAAGTCCACGAAGAGCTTTACCAGCTTGAGCGGCTGAACGTTCAATCAGACGCATGTAACCGTCCCAGCCTTTCTCACCACCAGTCATCTTGTAAAGCTGGTATGAGTCTGCACGCCAATAGTTTGGTGGCCTTATTTTTGTCTCGTCAATAAGAGCTGACAGCTCTTTGGCATCACCTTCAATGTGGAGATAGATAGCTGTTTCGCGAAGGAAAATCATAGATCGAATCGAGACACCCAAGCATTGAGTGGTTGCCAGTTCGTGGTACTACCATCTGGCAACACGTCCCATTTGAACATCTGATGTTGACTAGAAATCTTGTAGCCAAAAAGCTTGAGGTACTCATTCATGGCTAAGTGTCTTTCAACAGAGTCATGGGTTTCAAGCAGTATGGTGTTGAAGAACGTGACTTCTTTTCTATGACAGGTCCATAGCACATCATACTCACCACCTTCGATGTCACACTTGAGTGTGGCTTTTCCTCTGTACTCAGCAAATCGGTGGACAAATTCCTGAAGTGGCACACTGTTCACAAGATGGCCAACAGAACCAGTCGTTGAAACATTGTCAGAATCACTGATTCTCACAGGGGTGTAATCACGACTTGCGGCCCTATTTTCAAGAAAGAATTGGTGATGACCACCAAAACATCTCTCAAGACGTTCATAGTTTCTAGGGTTGGGTTCCACACAGACAACCCTTTCAGCCTCACCCAATGAGTGAGCCATGTAGGCAAAGGTTCCAATGTGGGCTCCAAAGTCAATGACTAATTGACCCTTGAAACAACCTTTCTGGATTCCATAGCCATTGCGTGTGACAACCTCATCGAATACTCCTGGGTTGCCATCTCTCAGGAAGTTTACATCTATGCTTGACATATCTACTCCGCGGGACGCCCCTTTATTTGGTTACGGTGTCTTGTACACACCTAATTTTATCGACAACTTCATTGAAAGATATTGCGGACAAAACAGCACATTGCGGCATCTGAGCTGTTGGACAATACCGTGGAAAAGATGACGTATAAGCATGGCATGGTGCCATATGACAGGCGTCTTGTTTGAAGATGGAGTAGTGGTGATGATAGTAACTCACTCGAGTACCAGGCCTTACTGGTCCCCAAAGCCCAACGCATGGAACACCCATGGACCCGGCAATGTGGACAACCATACTATCAGGTGCAACACAAATTCTGGCTTTTTGAATCATTGCCCACAAAACTCTCAAGTTCGGTGCAACATATGGCACAACATTTATAGGATGATCTTTAAGCATGTCATTGAAGACATGAGTATGACCAATGCCATCATAGATGGCATACCAAACTAAGTTTGGAAAAGACTTTGCAACATGAAGCAACAGGCTCACCGATTCGTCTGGCGTGAGAGATCTAACACGTGATGCAGCTGAAAGTTGAAATATGCCGATAGGCATGTTTCCAACAACTTTATCCGCCAAGGCCGTCTCGTCCAGGGTAAAATTTGGAGCAACAGACTTAAGGCCAGGATCAACCTTACTAGGGTCAATTCCAATTTTGAATAGCATTGAGTCTAGCGGGTGAAGTTGTGGCGAATGCTCATCTAGATTGGCCACAACTTCCATCATGATGTGGTGATCGAACAGATTGAAGATGGAGAGATCAATCGGCAACACATTTACAGATTGAATCCATGGAAAGTTGGACCAGCATTCCGCATTACCCGGGTCTACAAGCACATGAACTTTGTAGCCCATGTTGTGCAATATCAGTGTAAGTGGCCAGGTCATTATCTGGTCACCATACCCACCACACCCGTTGTAAACTAGGACTGTGCCGCCTTCACCTTCTCTGGCTACAAAATTAGCTAGACGAGGTTCTAGAAGTGATTGTTTGAGGATGGAAGAGTTAAATTCTTGACTTCCAGCCAGTTTTACAAGTTGAGCGCGGCCAAAGATGTAGTTTAGTCCAGGAAGACCTTTGAACACTGACTGGCCTGAGCTCTTGTTAAAATGAAGCTCAACGTGCTTGTGAAACGTTATGATGTTCATCGAAAAAGTTTTCTACGGCCAACCATCTTGTATCCACGGCTGGATAGTCTTACTTCCTTTATCTGGTTCTCTTCAGTGATGTCTTGAACTGATGTTATCTCACTTAGGGTACCCTCAATGCGTAGAAATCTTCTATGCTTGAAAGCTTGGTCCAAAAACTCTGGGTCATCCAGACTAAAGTCCCCATCCCTGACCTTGCCTAGGAATTCTTTCATAAGGACAAGAACTGTAGTTAATGCTGCATGAAACTAAAGAAACAAGCTGGACAGTTCAACACCTATAGTGCTGAGTTAACCTACGGAGAGATCCTAGTGCTTCGTAACGCCCTTCAAAAGAGCCCAGGCATGGGACCAGAGGCCGATGAAATGCTCGAAGGATTCAACTGGTACTTGGAAAAGATGCCAGAACCGGGCCAAGAAGGTGACAAGAAGGAAGGCACGTCTGACAACCCAAATATGGCCAAGTCTGAGGCTGATGATGCTCTTAGTCCAATGCTTCTTGAACCAGCTCCTGGACAAGAAGAGGAAGAGATCGCCAAGGACGAGGAGACATTGGCTGACAGATTGGGTGTGGCTGCCACTGAGGAGGAAGAAGAGCTTCCAGAGCCACCCACTAGATAATGAATACGCCACTACTGACGGACTCTCAGGCCTCATCGGGCCAAATTCAAGTTAATGCAATAAACAACACCCTCGCTCGTCATGCAGCAAAAGGAATTGATGCTCATGACGATGAAGGTGTTGTGTCCTATCTATTTGCAGACTCAGGTGGTAATAGTCTGAGTCCGTTCAGTTTGGTTATTGGAGGGGCCCAAGCTAATACTGGTACCCCTCAAAAAGTGTATCTGCCTGTGGCACAGAACCCACAGTTCATACCCACAACAGCTAATCTTCTTGTTAGAATCTATGGGTTGATATCTAACATGTATATCAATCCAAGTAATCCATCACTTGGCTATAGACCAGACACGACAAAAAGAATACCTGGAAGATACTATGCACATGAGTTTGCGACAGCCGGTGATGGCCCTGGAATTCATGTCAACCCACAGGCCAGCTTCATTGACCTCAGAAAAACCTTTTCAGTGTCTGAAGCCAATTTTGGCTACTCATGGCTTCCTATTGGTGGAGTTCCATACATCGCTCTTATCACAGGTGATATCATTGTAGAGACATCAGGAAATTACAATTTCTACTTAAACTCAGATGATGCATCTTGGTTGTACATTGATGGAAATCTTATCATAGACAACTCATGGGCAGATGGTTGGAATGGTTGGGAACACGGGTTTGGTGTATGGACACAAAATGGAGTGGTATCAAACCAAAAGACAGTGTATCTTAACGCTGGTACATACTCAATAAGGATAGTAAACCAACAAGATACCATTGGCGCTGGCTTAGTCTTTAACCTTCCAGCTGGCATAACATATGGAACACTTGTTCCAACAGGTCTGGACCCATTTGAGTCATACCAGTCTGCGTCTAATACTTTCAGCTTTCAAGGCATTCTATTTACTAACCAAGATGAGATGGAGGCCGGCATGGCCGCTGTAATCTTGGACGTACAGAACAGTGACCTGACGTCAGATGCCAAGACAGCCATTGTAACTCAACTTTCTATTCAACCTTTTGAAGATGTTGACAGAGCATATTCTGTCGTTGTCAACGGAGTCACATACCGATTTGGGGTGACTATTATATCATCAACTGGTTTTATTTCGGTGGTCTATAATCCATGAACACACGAATCATAACTTCGGCTGAACTCGCCACACAGCAGGAGAGAATCAACCAGATTAGAGATTTGTTAGAAACTCACGCTGAGCAGACACATGGCCAAACACATTTGGGGCATGCCATAACAAACCCAGCAACATCCTACAAAGATAGTGCGGGTCAATCCTGGCCAGGCTCAAATGGAAGAGTGAGTGTGATAAAAGTTGACAACGTACTTTACTACGTTCCTTCGCAGATCGTGCCATGAACTCATCAAATCTAGTCACAGAGAGAGCCACAGACACTCTGAGTAGCAGCGTTGATAAGCTTCTTCAGAATCTTAAAAATCACGAGGCGCTGCCCATTGACCTATCACATTTGGGTGTCACAGTACTAAATGAGCCCGTGTTTGACAATGCTCCAACGCCGTATGATGATTCAGTTCCCACGCGATATGGCAATAAGGTTGGAACTGTCACTTTACAGATAAGGTCAGGCGGAATAATCTACAGAATTCCGGCAAGTCTTTCGCCTTATGGCGTTCCACGACTTCCAACAATAACAACACAGCTTAATACAGAAGCTTTTAGTTTGGCCCCAGAGGGTCAAGCTCAACCAAATGTTGGAGTAACATGCGATTTTGAAGCCACTCAGTCGACAGTGGTTACATGGGAAGTGTATCTTTCTACCGGCTGGACTAGCATGAATTTTTCCTTCTTTTATCAGAATGGAATTAAGTATGCAGCATTTCCAAGTGGTGGACACACTTTCCAACCAACAACGGCCACATGGACATATAAAAATGCTGATGGAACACCTGGGTCAACTACCAAAACTTCGGGTGATGTAAACTTCACCACGCCAAACTATCCGAGTGATGTTTCAGCCCAAACTGCATCCTTAGTATTGTCTTTTATCTCTGGTGATACATGTGGAAAAATAAATATTGGAAAAATTCGTCTGAAAATTGATAATAGCGCCATAGGTGGTGGAATACGTTACTCTGGAGAGTGCACTGTTTATTTAGAAGACCAGACGGGGTCTTGGATTGTGTCAGCCCTAGATCACCCATGGACACCTTTAGAGCTTAATCGACTCTTCAGATTCAAGACATGGTCATACAAACACGATCCACGTGAAACAGCCATTTACCGTGGACCACTAGGCCGTGAACTTGTTCGTAGAATGTTAGAAAAGTCAGCTGACTTGAATCCAATAAAAGAAAAAGTCATTGCCATGTTAAACACGAGCATGACAATGACTCAGAGATTTAAGTGTTATAGAGCACTCATCAAAGAGTGCTTTGTAAAGTATTGGCCAGACTGTCCTGATAAGTACGTGCAGAGTGAACTAGGTGACAACAACACCAATAAATGATATCGACACACGAGTGTCAGCAGTGTATCCAGCAGGGAGTGTTATCTTTAGCTGAGAGGAAGACACTATTGTTTTGAACGTTTGTCCACTGGCCTGAAATGCATCATCCACCGTTACAGTCGTAAAGGTATTAGATGTAGTAAATGGCGATGATAGTGTAAGAGTCAAATCACCACTTTGCAGCATCACCAAAAGTTGACCTTGTACTATAGTAAATGTGTTGGCACCAATTGTCAAGGTAGTTGTGGCCACCACATAGCTATTAGCGCCGTTAGTCACAGCCAAATAACTTCCAGATCCGGCGGTGGTTGTTCCAGTGTAATTGGTTGAGATTGTTGTGGTACCAGTGGTAATTGTGTTAGAAGAAGCAGATGCTCCAGACGCTCCACTAATGCCAGCTGGACCTACTTTCTTACCAGAGGTAATGTTGGTTGCCGCTGCTGCATTGCCAGCATAACCTGTGTTAGTCAGGACGACAGTTGTGGAATTAGTAATGCTGGCGACTACGAAATAACCAGCAGTCTGAACATAGACCACTTGGCCAGCCACTATCCAGCTAGTATCCGCTACTGAAACAGTAACATTCGAAGAAGGTGAGGGCATAATAAACAATGCACTCGTGGTTGTGAATGCATCTGTGCCCGTCTCACCAGAAAAGCCACTGAAACCTGATGCGCCTCTTGTTCCACTGAAACCAGATACTCCTGAAAAGCCCGAATAACCAGATTCACCCGCTCCAGAACCACCACTGATAGGCGTAACGAGTGTTGGAACCAGCAATGAACCTTGTACCTCAGCCACAGGTCTCATGGTGATTTGAACATCGCCACAAACAGCTGCAGTTGCACTACCAATGTTTGTGAGTTTCACGATGAACTCACCTTCACCATAGAAAACTGTCTGTCCACTTACCTCAGAAAGAGTTGAGGTAATAGAGGTGCCTGTGGTGGCACCATAGACTGAGGACCACAATACTTCCAGTCGAACCAGATTGCTAGGTGTTGAAGACACCACAGCATTCAACACTCTGGCCTCAAAACCACTAGGAATTCTGTAGTTGAGAACAACGATTGACTGCGATGCAGCCAACGAGATTCGTGGCACCTGCAAGTCAATAATTTGCTCCTTGTTATTGACCTCTGAGATGATAGAGTTTATTACCCGAGCCAGGATATTGTCTCTCTCAGCCAGATTACGTGTGGCATAGGATATGGTCGAGGCCGAGTTTGCGTCAGTGGATGTAAGGTGTCTTACATCACCGTTGCCATAATCTAGACCAGCGGCTTTTGGAAGTATAAGTGGAGTAATCATGGGTTGTAATTGAATTCGACCCTATCAGCAAAAGACTTATAGAGCTTAAGATGGAATCTGACTCTCTCGTCCAAGAAAAAGTATCGTTGTACTTTCTCAACTCCTTTCTTGGATCTTTTGAAATTCATCGAAACAGACTTTCCTTTAATTACTTTGGGAGTAATTGAGCCCACATGACCCAGACTTATCTTGTTTAGATTGATCACAGCCTCTTCGATAGTACTGACAAGACAGTCATGGACTTTATTGGCATCAACGTACGATAATTCGCAATCCGTCATTAAACGTCGAATAATCTTTGACTTGGTGATTGACTTTGGCTTTTTGGTCATGAGTAGTTGAGACCAAGAGTGAGAAACTGATTTAGTGCTTGAAACTGAATTGCAACATTGACTTGCCTGTCATTGGGCAGCCTCTCAGTTGAGACCGAAAGAATGTTGACCCTGGGTTCAAACTTTGCAATTGCTTGAGTAACCTCCTGTTGAACTTGGGCCTCTAGAACTGATGTGTCTGGCTCAAATACCAACTTGTTTATTTGAGTTCCAAAGTCAGGATTCATGAGGCGCTCACCCTTCTGTGTGAGTAAGAGGTTCCTCAAATCAGATATGATAACTTGAACATCTGATCCGCCATTTAACACCCAGTCACCCACTGAGGAGTTGTCAGGCAACACTGGACCTCTTAGAAACCCTCTGTTGACAGTGATTATGGGTGCTGCACCCACATCCAAATAGATGATGTTAAGGTCTGTTTGTGGCTGAGGTGACTTGTAATTCCTGCCAGAAACCTTTATTACGTAGAAACCCTTGTTGACATACGTGTGAGTGTATGAGCTAGAGTACTCATTGCTGACTTTAAGTGATCTGGGTATGGCTGTCGTTGTGCCATCTCCCCAATCTATCGTTCCAGCCAAATACGTAAGAGCTGGATCAGTCTCTGTTAGAGTAACAGAAACAGTGACCGTCTGACCCTTTAAGGTATGGGCTGTCGATGTTGTCATTTATGGAGTCGAGTGTACTTGCGCCAAGCTGTGTTGTCAGTCTCATTAGACTCGAAAACTGGAGCTGGTCCTTGCGACTTCTCCTCAGTCTTTGGCTTGGGTTCTGTGGACTCATTGATCACCAGCTTTTGTACCACAGGCTTCTGCTGATTCTCATTAAGAGTTCTCATTGGTCCTGTCAAAGCTGACTTGTCCACTTTGAAGTCATTGCCAGCAACCATACGAGCGCTGTCACCCACAATGATGCTGTCACCTGCTCTGATTTGAGGAAGAGACAGCACATCTGGCACTCCACGATATTTCTTCTTCACATGATTGTCGATGCTAGATGATTCCACAGCAGCCTTGATCTTCATCATGATCTGAGTCTTTTCAGGATCAAGCCTGGAACGAATGGTCTCGAAGATTCTCTTCAAGTCATCGGCCTTTCCCTTAGATTCAAAGGCTGGAGCCTCGACTGGGGCTGGCAAGGCAGTCATAAAGACATTGACTACATTGTCAGGCAGACGAAGATAGCGCTTGAAGATCAACTCAATCCAGGCTTCCTTTGGTAGGTTGTATGCGGCCATTACATCAGCCAACTTTCCAAGAATGTCGGCCTGTGTTGACAACAAGTCTAGCTTCATCTGATCCTCAAGGCCACCGATATCAGCCATCTTGGCCTGAATGTTCAACGAGTCTAGATTGGTCTTGCCTTTAAGGATCGCGTGGAAATTACCCAACCAGGTGTACTGTGATAGGATTGGTTTGCGAATCGAACGAACCTTACGGAGGAAGCGAATGTCTTGAGCAAGCAAAGACTTGCCTGATGGAGCGTTCTGTCCGCCAGATTCACCAATACCAAACCAACTCTTGGGCATGCCAAGGATGGAGTAGAAGAGGTCAGTCAACAACTCAATGTCATAGACGTCTGGCACATTTGCAGTACCGGCCAGTTTCGAGATAGTGTGTTGAAAACCTTTGGGCATGGCCACCCACAAGACAGAATCAAGGGCCCATGGGTTGTAGAAGCTCTTAAAATCAGTGGGAGCCGCCAGGTTGTCTGTGGCACCAGCACCAAATGATTGCTTTGAACGAAGCATTTGCTTCCAACGCTGTACCGTACGCATCTGGTCAGCAGGGGCTTGTTCCTGAACGTCGATGTTGATTACATAACGATCAGGCTGAACCTGGGCTCTGTGGACAACCATCTGGTCCACGGCCATGCGTAGTTTCTTGTAGATGCCTTGAGCTTCATCATAGATAGCTTCGCCATACTCAGACGAGCGCATGCGAAACATACGACGCATGTGAAGTATGTCCCACGGATACCAGAGATCCTCAGCTCGTCCTTGTGAACTGGCAATGGCCGCACGAGGAATCTCAGTCACACCATCGGCAGCGACGAAAATATCGCTGGCTCTAGGTTTTCTGTCAGACCATTTGAAACCAATACACTGGCGATTCTTTTCAAGCCAGTAACGACGAACAAGCTTTGGATGAATGAAGTGCAGACCTAGCACGCCCTCACCTTGGGCATACTCAATCTTCTCATAATGGTTTCCAAGAGCAGCTAGATACCAGACCTGAGAGTTGAGAATGTCCTCAACGCCGATCAAATCTAGCATTTCATTGAGGTCATCCTCAAACTGGGCGTCGTTACACTCAAACCAAAGTGTTCCTGGATTTATAGGATCACGCTGTGTAGCTTCCTCAACAAGCTCGGTAAGAGCAGCAGCCATCAAGTCCCAGGTACCCATTTCCTCCCAAAGATCAAGCACTTGATCCATGGATGAGGGACGCTTCATGATAGTCGCATACTTCATCCAGGTATCTGGATTAGCCACGCGGCTAGCGTCCATGAAGTCGTCGACTAGCTCCTGGTTAGCCGAAGGCGTATTTGCACGAGGAATAATCGAGCTGACAGGGTCACCCGAACCAATGAAGCCCATCCTGCGCAGCAGCTCTGTTCCTATGGTGCTAAATTTCATATTTTCTTGTAAACTAGGGTAGAGTATGTTCTCTTAACCATGACAGAACAAGGTAAAGTCAAAGCCAAGCGGCCAGGTAAAGAGGCCATCATCGCCTTCAGATTGGAAAGTGATGATGGTAAGCTTCTGGACAAGGTTCGTGATGACCTGTCAATTCGCAGCGTCAAGTCACGCGGCCATATGTGCCGTAAGATTGTGAAAGACTTTCTCATGGGGAGACTAGTCTATATCACTCCCCAACACCAGTTGTTGGACCCTGCCCGGAATCATCCACAAGATCCTTTGGAGCTAGTTTGACTCTGAAGGCAAAATGAGTCTGGCCTCTCTGCTCAAAAGCAAAAGATGTGCTTGGCTCAGCAATAAATTGCTTGATGACATCGACCTGCTCTTCAGGAACTTTTCTGAAGAGCAGTTCGACTATGTAGTCATCACCCTCTTTTAGTAGCTGAGTTGCCTCTAAAAAGGACATCAAGGCTGGTGACGTCATCAACCTTAAAAGCAGGCGGTCCACATAAGCCTTGGCTTTCTCATCAAGCTTTTCGGCCTCTGTGTCCTCCATCAGAAATTGAAGTATTCGATCAATTGTCACGACTTAAGTACAGTTCTTGAGTTTGTGATTGAACCTATCAAAGCTAACTGGAAATGGCGCACAGATGGTAATTCTGCCGTGCCAGTACCCAATGTAACTGTGTCTGGCTTTGCAGTTGATCCAGAGGGTTACTTCCCCTTGATCTATCGTGGGCCAAACGTCCGCTCAGCTAAGAACTGCTGGTCACTGCCATCTGGGTTGCATGAGTGTGGTTTTTCATTAGCCCAACAGTTTGCTGTTGAACTCCAAGAGGAACTGAACTTGGAAGCTGACTACACCAAGGCCAAGATGATTGGTGTGTACGAAAATATCGCGGTTGTAGACAACTGGCACTGGGTGATCACTGTGATGGCTCTGCCTGTGAAGACTCTGGATACCATGGTCAACAAGGAGCCAGACAAGCACCCTGAAATGCGAAAAGTGCACTACACTGAGTTGGGCAAGTTGCTTGATCTACAATGGGCTCCATCACTGGGACCATTTATCAAGGACAATAGCTTGGCCATTCGTAGTGCCATTTTGGACCTGATCTGATGCGATTCCTCATCTATGGTGATCTCCAGGCTGCTGATGGCCATGAGAGATGTTTCAATGACCCAAGCATGCCACTTCAAAGGTGGCGTGTCAACACCTTCATGGCGTTTCTTAAGAAAACCTATGACAAGCATAAGTGTGATGGCCTCATTGATCTTGGAGACACCACGGATGATCGTCAAGCCATTCCTATTCCCACGATCCACTCAGTGCTGACGCCACTGTCAGCTTTCAAAGGTCGAAACATCAAGCTCATGGGCAACCATGAGCAGTGGCTTAGAAGCACAGAGGTCCACCCTGGTGTCATGTATGATGGTATCTTTACTGTGATAAAGTCTCATGGTGTGATTGACTTTGGCTGTGAGGCCGTATTTGCCTGTGTCTCATACATTGACAATGAGGAGGAACTGAAGAAGACCATCATTCAGACTGTCCAGAAGGCCAGGACAGTTGCAGGCACACGTCGTAAGGTTATCTTGCTTGGCCACTTCTCAATCCAGGGCGCTTTGGCCCATGGCATGACATTACAAGATGGGCTGGTGGCTGATGACATTCCACAAGTTGATGCTGCCTTCCTAGGCCACATCCACAAACACCAGCAGTTCAAACCCAATCATTTCTACGTTGGTTCGCCCTTTCAGCAAGATTTTGGTGAGCTGAATGAGACCAAGTATGTTATGGTTCTCGATACAGAGACTGGTAAAGCTGAACTGGTAAACACTAAGATGCCGCAGTATCATCGGCAGAGTTTGGAGCAGTTCGAAGCCACAGTAAGACAAGAGTCAGAGGATCGATTTGAAGTAAAGCTGAAATCTTTTGAAGAGGCTCAAAGATTCTATGGGCACCCACTGTCCCATAGAGCTATTCCAGTCTATGATTATATTGAGTCAGCTCCAGGTCAAGCAAATGTTGAAACAGTCCAAAAGGACGTGACATTTGATGTGGAGAGCCTTATGAAGGCCTACGTTAAAAATAACCCTCCAGACAAGAAAGGCATTCAAGTCATGGAGGAGGATTTGTTGGCCTTTGGCCAAGAACTAATGGGTTAATTAGTTTATACGATTGATCTTGAATTGTTTCGGAGGACTGTATTCCGAAATATAGCACTTAAGCTGCACATTAACGGGTCTGAGTGGACCCTTAACACAAAACAACATGAATCAAGTCAGTCAAGTTAGTTTCGGGACGGACGCCACGAAGTGCAATGGCTACCTGCAGTATGCTAACGAGCGCCTTGGCAATCTCGATCTTATCATCGAGAATACCTCAGATTACGATCTGTGGTTCCAAGCTAAGGTTGCCTCCACGCTTACTGCGAGTGGTTTCACTAACGTGGGTTCGGCGGTCACAGTCAAGCCTAAGGGTGTAAAGACCCTGAGCTATAACATCCTCGCTAAGAAGTTCGGCTTCTTCGGTTCTGGTGTTGACAGTTCCGGCAATGCTAAGTCTGTTACGGCCAACGTAACGACCGTATTCCGCAACAAGGGCGATCTGCGCGGCGCTCAGGTCGACATCGTCAACGCTGGCAAGCGTGGTTGGGGCTACGATCCGATCTTCAACGATCCGGTCATCGGCCAATACTGGGGCAATCCTCCAGATGCTCCAAACGGCACTCAGCCTCCGAGCGATGGCTACGGTGGTGTGTCCGGTGGCGGTGGCTACTAAGCCATTTCCACACAGCAAAACGGCCCGCAGAAATGCGGGCCGTTTTTTTGTCTTCACTCAAAGTGAAGTTTTCACCGATCGGTGAAAATGCTTATTGGAGTAAAACTCACGACTCCAAGTGACCATAAATGAAGTTGTCCTGGATGAAGCAATAGATCTTGCCATCCAGGTTCAGAGGTGTAAGACGTCCACGAGCAGGGAAAATCTCGTCTCCTACATTAGCTCTGATATCGGCTTGTGGGCCTTTCTTGGCTAGCTTGAAGTGGTGTAGATCATGCTGTGTTTCCTTGGCCGAATCAGGGATGATGATCTCACTCTTGTTCTCGAAGTAAGGTTCAACCAACAGCCAGTGACCCATCATGTCGATGGTGTCAAAACTTACAACCTTGTCATTCAGACGACAAATCATGTCGGCCTGATGCAAAAGAAGCACAGGCTGGTTGTCAACCTTGAAGGTCGCATTGACCTGCTGAGAGCCATCAATCTGGTAGAGGTAGACCTCACCTTCCTTGGCATACATCTCCTTGGTGGTGCCATCAGGGTATTTGCCGGATCCCACTGCAATGCACTTGCCGTGGACGTGAGTCTTGTGAGCACTCTCAGGCAAAGCAATCTTGCCCTCGTAAGCCACTTCAGTGTTGACAATGGCAATGCGCTCGCCAATTGGTCGAATTTTGGTCATAGTTTAAGTAGTTCAATCTCTAGTTGAGAGACGGCTGTGTCATAGAACTGGCGATTTAGAAACTGGTCCACGGCAAACTCCACATTGTCATTTGCGTCTTGAGTTTTACCTTCAGGCGTTTGTGGTATGTGTGCCACAGAAAATCTGCACCTATTCATGAATTTCCTTGACTCCTTGAATGCAGATTGCGTGGCATCAGCATCATACATTATGCATACCTCCTTAATTGAGCGTATGGCCATAATCTTACGCTCTTGCATAGCTGATATGGAATGTTTGAAGACTGCTATGGGCACAACATCCTTTATACCACGACGTTGAAACTCTTGTCGCAGTGACATGACATTCAGTATGGATTCAACAACCACTACCGTTGTAGCACGTTTCTCACGTGCCTCGTCTAGGTTGTAAACCCAGCATGATGAGCCAAACTTTAGCTCATTCTTTGAAGGAAATTTCTTTGTGGATTCACCTGGTATGTCAACGTATGTACGGCCCTGATAGTAGACAACCCTGTCCCATTCATAGACTGGAAATATGGCATAGGGTTCCCAGAAGTCAGAATCTCTGGTAAATCCCACACCAGCATCAGCAAAAATCTCGATGGAAAGATTCTTACGTTTTGCCATCTTAGCAATAAGACGGTAGTAGGCGGAGTCAGGCTCATCTCTCAAGGCAATGAAACCTCTTGGAAGTTTTACATCGATGAGAGATGGGACGTAAGATTTCTCAACTCTGTCAACCTCGTCTGAAAGACTCTCAAGGGTATCAAGACCAACAGCTTGAGTTTCACCGTCTTCAATTGAGTAACCAAGAGATTTGGCCCATCTTACAAAGTCTCCACCCTTATTGCAACGCCAGCAGTTTGTCTTACCTGACTTGACATTGATTGATCTATTTCCTGTCTTGTCACCACAGTTAGGCTCAGGACATAGAATGATCAGTTCCTCTCTAGTGGATCTGTCGGGAACCACTGAGAATATGGCATGAACCTCAGATATGAGAGACTGGCCATTCATGTGTAGATACTATGTGAAGAACGTCAACGATCATATCCAAATTGCCGAAAGCCTTGGCGGATTGAAGAAGCCCAAGGTTCGTACCTCTGGCCCGTCTCTTTCTGACAGTCTTCGGGTGCTAGAGACACTTCGTAAGTCAACTGAGGCCAAACAGAAGGAAGAGGCCCCACACAAGTTGGGTCACACACCAATTCCTAGTTAAGGATCGTACCTTACGCCATCAGGTGTAGAGAGTAAAACGTCTTCACAGTAGAATGACGTTCTGATCTCGACGCCTTTTGCTTGGCTACTAGTGTCGACTTCAGAAATGCCTAGGCTTGATAGCCAGGCATTTTTCATTATGTGGGCTGATGATGTCGACAAAGCAGAGACAGTTGAAGAAGCGTCAAAGGTTGTAGGAGTTTCTTGGGGTCTGTTGCCACGTAAGAATCTCAAAGGAAGATCCCACCTGAAAGGCAGTGCGGCTCCATAGTTGTTGGCCTCAGAGATGTACTCAGCCCTTTCACCAGACATGGCACCACGTCCAGCTCTAACTCTGGCTCTCCACTTATAGAGCAGGTGATAGATTGGTGGGTATTCTTGGCCTGTCTGTGGTATGGGATAGAGAAAGGTTATGTCGACAGTCTCCATGGGTTTGTCATAGCCTGGTAAGTAATATGGGCGTGAATCACGCTTAAAGGCTTCAGCTATGGTCTCTAAATTGGGCAACTTAACAGACTTGACGTACAGCCAAGAGTTGTCCAGTGTAAAGTTCAGGTCATTTGCCACAACCTTGAAATCAACGAACCAAAGATCATCTCTCTGTTGGTCAATTCCCTCTGTGGAAGCTGATCCCCAAATGTTCTTGGAAACTATACGCATTCTACTATAACTAAATGGAAGCACAATATCCAGGAGTCTACACCGGAGTGGTTGAAGACAACAGGGACCCAGAAAAGCTTGGAAGGCTCAAGGTAAGGGTGCCTATTGCCTATGGAAACTCAAGCCAAGTGTCCACTGGCCAACTGCCATGGGCGCTGTCAAGAGGACTTCCAGCTGGTGGATCAGCCAAGTCTGGTGGAATTGACTGGATTCCAGATGTGGGTGACCAGGTGTGGGTGACCTTTCTTGATGGGGAGCCAGAGAAGCCCCTGTGGGAGTGGGCAACCCAAAGTAGACCACAGGCCCAAAAGTTTCCACTTCACCAGTATGACAAGAATGGACGGCCATTCAGGGCAGCACTTACAAAGTTTGGCCACACAGTTGAGTTGAATGAAACGTCTGTTCTGCTTGCAACGGCCAAAGGCAACGTTATACTATTGGATGATGGAGTCGATGGAATACTGCTAAGAGCAAACCAAGACTTGCAGATTAGCGTTCAGGACATCACAGCAATCATCAGCTCATTGCAGGTAAGTGCGGAGGACCAGATCTTTTTTGAAACAACCAAAGGATTCTCAATCAAAGCCACTGACATGGCTATCTCTTTGGATGAGGACCTCATTCAGTTTGTTGGACGATACTCTCTTTTTGTCGGCGCAGCTTTGTTCACGATAATTGATGGCACAGTAACTCTTGCAGATGCCGCTGGATCAACTCTTGCCTTTGATGGCGACGGTAATATTGCGATTTCTACTGGGAGTGGATGCTATGTAAGTCTATCACCCACGACTGTTACAGTATCGACGCCAGATCAATCATCCGTTGTTGTGGGTGAACTTGGAGTTCAGGTGTCAGCCCAAAACATATTGATCAATGGTGGAAACATTGCACTAGGCGCACTCGCAAAAAGTACGGTCACACTCAGCGATTTACTCGTTTTGGCTTTCAATTCCCATACCCATTCAAATGGCAATGATGGATCTCCAACTGGACCACCTATTGTGCAAATAACGTCAGAAATGATAGGGTCAACCACAACAATAGCTCAATAGTATGGCAACACCTTCAGTCGGTCTAAATTGGCCCAGATCATCAGTCTCTGTTGACAAGGCATCGAACACGATTACCATCGTAATATCGTTACCATTGCCAACAGTTTCGTTGCCCACTATTTCTTTTGGATTTCCACCCAAGCTGCCTCTGCTAAAAGTTCCACTCATACCAGAGGCACTGAGGGCCATTGCAAAAACCCTGGCTCAACTACAGAAGATCATAGAGAAACTACTGTCACTCATACCCAGAGCTGCAATACGATTGATTGTTAAAGTAGGCCCAATCGTGGTGATTGACCAGACATTCACAACAGCTGATGCCTTAGCTGCTACAATAGCTTTGACACTCTGTAACAAGAGCAACAAGTAATATGGCAAACTACAATGGATGTGAAATCATTGACTCGGCCATAAGTGGCATGGTGTCAAAGATGAACACTCTCAATAACAAGGTCAATGGCCTTAGACGGTTAGCTCAGCTCATTGAGCAGGCATCTGATCCACGCACTCTGATACCTGACATAAATCAACTTGTTCCAATTGATAGAATTGACGTACAGAGTTACGAAAATCTCAGGCAATCATGTCCATTTCTAGATCTCCCATCAGCAGCTGAAGGACTCAACAGGCTGAGGTCAGATCTGAACCAAGCCTACAATGCTTTAATTGCTAGACTAAGACTGCACCCATTTCTTCAACTACAGCGCCTAGTTGACCAACTGGATAGACTTATCGCTCAGTCTGGCGTGGATTACGCCTGCGTTCTCCAGTATCTTCAATGTGCCCAAGCGGCATGTCAAGCTGCAGGACAAATATCAGCCACGCTTGAAAGAAATGCCACTGTTATTGACGAGTATGGCAAGAACATCTTGAACACCACATCAGCTGTCCTCTCAGAGAGGGGCCAAGCCAAAGTTCAAGAGATCAAAAATGTCATCAGCCAAGTTGAAAATCTGTCAACCCCGTAAAAGTATTTAAGAGCATGAGACCTCAGGGTTTTGTAACCATTTCAAAATTGACTCGTCCAGACGGACGGGAATTATCCACACAGGAGGCTGTTGACAAGGGTCTCATCAAGCCCCTGGCCAAAAAGCCATCTGGTTGGGGTATTCAGAAACACGAGATACCTCTGGGTCACAACCTGTTCACTGATGAGGGCCGCCAGACGATGGCCTACGCCTTTGGCTTTCGTAGTCCTATTGTCAACTATGTGTGCACACAGTTTGGCATTGGAACTGGCACAACCCCACCCAAGGTCACAGACGTAGCTTTGGAATCTCCTCTGACCTTCTACGATTCAGATTCCAGCGGTACGCCTGACAGCCAGTACAAGCCTATATCCAAGGCGTCATTTCCGTATCCTTTCATTGTCGACATAGAGCTGGCTCTAGCCTATAGTGAAGCAAACACGTACCTTATCACTGAATTAGGCCTATTCACAGGGTCTAGTGGCGGTGGTGGAAATACTCTTTTGGCCAGAAAGGTTATTCTGGGCTATAATAAGGATTCCAGCTTGGCTCCCACTTTTGTCTGGCGTCTTCGCTTCTAACTCTGTAGTTAAACCGAACGAGATCTTATGCCAGTAAAAATTAAATCTGTGGGTAAAGGAAAGTACCGTGTGTCAACACCAAGCGGTACTAAAGCCAAGAGTACTACCAAAGCAAAAGCTGAGCGTCAGAAGCGTTTGCTTAACGCCATTGACCATGGATGGAAACCCACTGGCAAGCCACCTAAAAAGTCAAGAACTGAGAGCTTAGCCATACAGGTGGTTGAAAATCTTTTGGAGAACGTGAGGGAAGAAATTAAACGATTTCTTTTAGATGACATTGACAGTGACTATGGATTTTACTCCAGAGTTAGTAAGTATCTTCGTGGCCGTGTGCTTAGATCAGAGGAGGACTGGGAGAGTGCACGGAGTGGACAAGAACTGATCGATGAACTCATTTCAGAGTGCCCTGAAACAAAGATAAAGTCACTTTTGAAAAAACTACAGGAAGATTAACATGCATACTTTCATCCAAGACACCAACGAGGTCACGTCATCCACACTTGAAATGTGGAGAGTGCTCCAGTCCAGCCCCATCAACTTCTTCGTTACGTTGAAGAATGCGGGTGACAACAACATCGACTACCAGTTCCAGGAGTCCTCTGATGGTGTAACCTGGGCTAACATTGCCAATACCAGTGGCACATTGACCCCAGCTGGTGGCAGTCAGATCATCTCCTACAAGATCAACTCCAGCTTGGCTATGGTGCGTCTGACAGCTTCAGCGAGCAGTGGTTCAACAATTGACTTTGCTGTGTCACGCTACTTCAACCGTGCTCAGTATGGTCCTCTGCCACTACTGTCACTATGAAGACTCAAGATAGAGCCAACAAGCTGGTCAGCATCCTCCTGGGTGAGGCCGGTGCCGATGACTACCTCAACAAGCTTGGCATCGTGCGCCACTCGAAGAGCACGCCACCACCTCCAGTCAAAGTTGGTCCAGACAGCCTTGCAGGAAAAATCCTGTCAGGAAATGCTCTTGGCGAGGACCTGGATGTTGATGAACTGATGGATAGGTGGGCCAATAAGAGACTGCGTCATCACCACCTTCGGCCCGACCGTAACACGGTTGAAGCACTGCTTAATGACTTGGGCAGTGACTTAGACGAGTACCTGGAATACAACGAAGACGTCTACAACAGAATTCTGGAGCAGATTTCTGAAGAGCTTGAGAGCAGCAAGCGTGATCCAAACGGTTGGTTTCAGATGCTCAAGTCCGTCTTGGCCAATGAGGATGAGGACTAAATATCATCAATTGAGACAGGTGCAGCATTGTAGTATCCAGTAGAATACTGCTCCCGTATCTCATTCAGATTGGCGTCGTCTAACTCGCTTGGATGACGCCAATTTAGTTTTTGTGGGCCTGATTCCAGCACTGCATCCTGGTGTAGAATGGTTGCCTCTAAACAGTCATAGAAGACTTGCTTCAGGGCCTCGGGAATCTGGTCATCAATAGTAAGCACAGCTTCCTCAAAGCTGGCATTTTCTGAGACAGACTCAAACAGCTTGGCCACTTTGGCTGGACCCCAACCCTTGATGCCTGATATGCCATCACCTGGATCTCCAAGAATGGCCAAAGCAATGGATATATGGGATGGCCTCTTGATTGACCACTTTTGAATTACCTCATCTGTGTCAAGGATCTTCTTCTTGTTCAGGCAATAGTAACCCACTGTTCTGTCTTTGCGACAGTCCATCAGCTGTTGAAGATCTTTATCACCAGAGACCACATAGATCTCCTGTGATACTAAGTCACTGTAGACAACTGAGGCGACTAGGTCATCAGCCTCATGATCCATGGACCTAATTTGAGGACAAGCCCAAAGCCAATCGATATGCTCCTTGAAACTGGCTCTGTGGTCATCATAGCCTTCAGGCTTTTCCTCGCGGACCTTTTCTGACTTGGATTTTCCATCCCAGCAAAGTATGGCTCTGGTAGCTTTGGTGTGATTGATAACACCTAAGAATGAACGTAACCCAGCAATCACCGGGTCAGTTCCAGAGCGTTGAGCAGCAAAAAATGCACGAGCATACAGGCTGCTGGCATCTATGACGATGTCTATGTCAGTGGGACTACAATTCATTGCCTAGCATTGTTGGGTCAAAAGGTGGTAATTCTTTGCTGGCCTCATTATGCCATTCTATGAACCAGTCAAGTGCATAATCCGGGACCTGGAGAAGATCCACGTTCATGTTACGACAGTTAGTCGCTACCATCCACACTCTGTGCCACCTGTCGTATAGGGCCCTTTCGGACTCTCTGACGAAAAAACTCGGAGTCCAGCTGGACCGGCACGCTGAACTCCGCCTTACACTTATTGCATGAGTATTTGATCTCAGGGCTGAGGTGAGGGTCCAACTCACGACGCATGAGATTAAAATAGAGCTGATCAGCCGGTGACAAAGCACCGTACCAACGATCAACTTCCTCCAATGAATCAGGCTTGCCACCACCCACGGCAACAATGCCCCAGAGTAGTTCGGCTGACTCTCGTCTTACTGTTGAGTTTTCAATCTCAGTACGTTGGTCCAAACGTTGAATGTCACCCACAGTTAGTGGGCGGATTGAAACCTCGTCCTTACAATCAGGAAGTGTAAAAGTATCATGGCCAATGTAGCCATCGTTCTTAACACCCACCATCTCCATGTCATCAGGGATACGGATATGGTCCTCTGGATGGAGGAAACCACAAGCTGTGCACTTGGCCTGGTGAGCATAGACTGAGTTGTTTCTCATGGCACGAGAAACCAACAAGATGGTCTGAACATCACTGAACACCAGCTTTTGAACAGGGCACTGACCAAGAGGAACGATGCGTTGGACAGCCTGAACCAAGAAATCATTGGGTGCCAGACCCTGGTTCTTTACAACCCAATCGTCCATCTTGGAGTCCCATGGGTAGATGGTTATTTCTCCCTTGGGAAAGTAGTCCAAGGTGGTGAACCCACCAGAGAGAAGTCTGATTTTCTTTGAGAACTTTTCCCGTGTTGGTCTGAAATCCTGGATGTTACTCTTAATTGCCATGACACTAAGAACACGCATCGGTTCATGTTCTTGAGAAGTATGAACGTCACTTTCGCCTTTTCAGGTCCTTGTAATGCTGGAAAGACAACACTCATGCACAAGATCAAGGACCGCTTTGGCTCAAAGGTCCACATCGTGGGTGAGTGCATCAGAGACAAGATCACCTCCATTGACGTTGTTAGAAACTCAGCCCAGAACTACTTTAAGCTTCAGCAGAAGGTGGTCATGGAGAAGATCAAGATGGAGGATGAAGCAAACTCTGGTAGTGGCAAGCTGATCCTTGTAGACAGAAGTCTGGCAGACTCTTTGTTTTACACGACGTTCTACATTGACATCAAGGCTCTAACAGATGCCCAGAAGATTGACTACGTCAACTTTGTCAAGACCATTACAGAGACGGCCAAAGCAAAGAAGCGTTATGACATTGTCTTCATGATGCAGCCTTTGCCCATCACAGTCAAAGACCCAATGAGACCCAACGACTTGATGGTGACCCAGACCATTGAGCACCAGCTCATTGAAACTTTGAACATTGGGTTGTTTACAGGTTTGTCCAAGTTGACTAAGGTAGACGTGCGCAAGGAAGAAGACCAGATACTCAGTGCCTGTGAAGAAGCACTGTCAGAAATCGCATGATTATCCACGCCACGAATGTACCTGAAGCCTACTCAACATTAGTCAGGAAGATTGATCAGGCCAACGTATCTCCAATAAGCGACAACTATAACCCATCCCACCATGCCATTAGTGGAGATTGGCATGAGTTCATCAATGTCTGCATTGAGATCGATAATCCTCTAGAGAGGGTTGTAGCCCTTAGAAGTGATCCAATTACTTTTGTGCCATATATGGCCCTTCAATGGGCGTGGTACGCTTGGGGCAAGCAAAACACTGAGTTGAAGCAGTATTTCCCACAGATGTGGGAGAGAGCACAGGAGGGTGATGTCAACTCAAACTATGGTCAATACGTTTGGGTGGAGAGACAGTTTCAACACTGTCTGAATCTTCTTAGAAAAGACCCAAGCTCACGAAGAGCCATCATCATGTTCAACAGACGTGAGGTTGCCATGTCTGGAACAAGTGACCACATCTGTACAACCTCATTGCAGTTTCTGATTCGTAATAACCGATTGAATCTAATCACTACAATGAGGTCAAATGAACTTCATTTTGGGTTTAGAACAGATGTGGTATTTTTCACAATGCTGCAGGAGATGATGGCCACATTTTTAGGATTGGATGTGGGTACTTATTTCCACAATGTGGGTTCACTCCACATTGAATACAAGAATCTTACCTATGAGCATGCCACGCTCATTGAGTGGCCCACATTCCACCCAAATGAGTTAGGCGACATGCTACAACTAAGACACTTCTTTGACGATGAATTCACATTTGAAAGTCCCTTTGCACTAAGCACCCACCTGTACCACGATTTGAAATTCTTTAAGTCATGAACTTACTACTTACGCTTGGACACAACTCGTCAGCTATCACTACGGATGAATTTCGTATTGTGGCTGGATATGAAGAGGAACGTCTTAATCGAATCAAGAGCTCATCTCAGTTTCCTCAGCTCTCAATCGAGGAGTGTCTTAAGAATCACCAGAACAACGTCCTGGGTTCCCAGTATCTCTATGTATCACACTGGTTTGATGACTTTGATTTCCACAAGAATGGGTTCAATGACAAGCACTGGAACCCACATTTTGTGGAGGAACTTTGCAGCACTCACAAGCTAAAACTCGTTACTCTTAACCCACAGTTTACGCATCACGATGCTCATGCTTGGGCTGCTAGAGCTTTCTATGAGGCTCACTCCACAGCACTAGACCCCATTCATATCTGTGTTGCTGATGGCTTTGGAAACAAAGAAGAAGTCTTCTCCATCTACAAGTGGAATGCAGCAGCAGACACAATGTCTCTGATCCATCGCGTGTATGGCTATGAAAACTCTCTAGGCTTGCTTTACCAGTATGCCACCTCATATTGTGGCATGAAAGAAAACCAGGATGAGTATAAATTCTTAGGATATGAGACCTGGGTTGATGAAGTGCTGACCAACTCAGAGATCAAGAATCTTCAGACAGAGGCCCACAAATGGGCTGATGAATTCCAAAAACGTACTTCTGATCCAAGCTCCAACTCAAGCTATATCAGTGTAGAACGCTTGATCAGCGTAAAGAATAAGCTGTGGGCTAGATTTGATGAAGTGATTGAGAAGATCACTGGCAAGAATAAGGAAGCATTTGGCAAGACTGATCTACGTAAGATCATTGGCCACTTCGTTCAGTGCATCATCGAAAACTACTATACGAACATCATCGACGACTTCTCAATTGACAACATCATTGTCACTGGAGGACTTCACTACAATGTCAAGCTGAACAACCACATTCTATCTAAGATTCCTGGTGAGTTCTGTGCCACGCCACTTGCTGGTGATCAAGGTGCAGCCATTGGCTTGATGAGATACAATGAGGGATCTGTGATGGGTCTGGACAGCCTCCTGTGGGGCCACAGAGATCTTCGTGTTCCTGGCATTATCTGTGCTAATGGAACTGAGTTCAGGCCTGGACACTTCTACTTCAACAACAAGCAGAGCTATATTGATTTCGTTGTATCTCAGCTGAAGCAAAATAAGATTGTCAATACAGTCACAGGTTCGATGGAATTTGGACCAAGAGCCTTGTGCAATACGACAACTCTTTCATTGCCATTTAATGACAATGTGGCGACTATCAATTCACTGAATGGCCGTGACACCGTTATGCCCATGGCTCCAGTGATGTTGAAGCAACATGCCCATGCTTTCTTCAACCACAGCGACATCAGTCGAGTAGCTGGATCTCTAGACTACATGATCCTTACGCTGGACTACCACCCCACTGTGGACGTTGAGCGATTCAGGGGTGTGATGCACCCCTATCCAAAGTTCAGCAACAAGTATGGATACTCAGGGAGACCTCAGCTGATTGAGTCAAACAACATTCAGCCTATCTCGAATATCCTCAGAAGTCTCTATCCGGAACATCCAGCGTTGATCAATACATCTCTGAATGTTCATGGTGTTCCTATCGTTTACTCAGCTAAAGATGCCATTGAGGATATGGCCTTTAACCTGAAAGAGGTTGAGGCTTCAAATGGCCAAATGACCGCTCCTATTCTTGTCATTGGAAACTTTCAATGACAATACTAGAGGTACAACAATCACTTCAAGTTGAAACACCGAAAGGTCGTGGCCGAGTCTGGCTTGTGACAGACTACGGCAGTGAGATTGAGAAGCTCTTCACAGTGATCCTGGACAGCTCAGGAGAGATCTGGGAGTTCACAAATAAAGATGTAAAGGCGACGTCAAACGTCACCATGGGGAGAAAAACTTGTTTACAGGATAGCACAGGTGTAATAAAAGGAACCAATGAAACTAAGTGATCTAAACAAAGACCAAGCAGTTTCTACCCTTAACAAGGTGGAAAAAGCTTTGAGTGTCAAGCTGACTAAGTCGGCTGTCGTGGCTGAACTTGCTTCTCAGAAGCTCTGTTCACCCAATTCCAGTGGCATTGAGGCCACCTTGCTTAAGGTGGCCAAGAACCACGGTTACCTCCCTCCGCTTTTTGCCAAGCTGATGGGTGAAAAGCCAATTGTGACTGAGAAGGCCCACTCTTGGATTGATAAGAGCGAGGGTCTACCACCGGTCCCTCAGACCCAGACGAGCAAGGCTGGTCCAACCCAAAAGGTGGAGCGACGTCTGGTCACCCCAGCATTCACGTTGAGCGGAGTGAACCTGCGTGCGATCTCGATTGCCGAGTTCAACGGGAAGACAGTGACGTTGCACCTGAAAGACGGCTCGACCATCGACAACTCACCTCTCTCCGTCGAAACCTTGAAGAAAAACTGTACGGTCATCGAACTAGGAAAGTAATCTCAGTACTCAGGCTGATCAACAAAATTGGCCAAGTAGTCTATGGTCCACTGTCATTTGTAAGTGCATTCCTTCTTATCAAAGGTGTCTGGTTTGTCTCAGTACTGCCAGCCATCTGGTTTGTTGGAATTGTCTCAAGCCAAATTGTCTATGGACGCTGTGTAATTCTTGAGTACATCAGTCGATATAAGAAGAAATTGCCCAAGAATGACACTGCCAAAGACTACCTGCACCAGAAGTTCAAAGACTACTGCGCTGCTAGACCTATTGATGTTGGTCATCACAACAAACTAACAGTCATCCACAACTACTATGAAGAAGCCAGCTTTCATTATCTTAGAGAGTGCCCAGTCAGAATACACTGTGGCAGTTAACTCATCTGACCTTAAGAGGGTCGTCACGAGTCCTAACTGCATGGAGGTCTTCTCATCTCAACATGACCTTGAACTCGAAGACATTACTGCTGAAGAGCAGTCTAAGTTTGAGAAGTCAATTCGCAGCCGCTATAACATCGTAAGGGTTGGTGAACAAATCGCCCTGGAGACGACTAAGGACGCATACACAGCCATTCTATGTATTGAGTCTTCAAGCCAGAAGACATTTATCTGGCCGAATGCATTGTCTACACTGACGGCGAGTGGAGACAAGTTGACCGTTGGAATCTTTGGTGTTGATCAGCCGATCGAACACAAGTTGAGCCATCCAGCCACTGTTCAACAAGTCACTGAGATGTTCAAGTTGCTGAACATCCACTAAAATAAAAATGGCCCAGAGAGAGGATCTCTGGGCCATTTTGGTGTAAAGATATTACTGAGTAACGATCAAGCCACTGGGCTGGATTGGGTAGTAACGATCTACCATCAGTGAGAAACTGAGATTGACTGGCGTGTTGCCTGTCTTCATGTCAGCGTCAGTCGGCTTGAGGCCAGTGATGAAACATCCTTCGAGCTTGTAGACCAACCCCGTCTTTAGAACGTCGGACTGGTCACTGCCACCGAGAGCATTGGCATTAGCAATCTGCTTGGCCATATCAGGTACCAACCAGCGGAACTCGCCGTTGCACTTAACAGCAGATGTTAGGCCGACACCGCCAGTGACAGGGTTAGAGATCAAGTACTGCCACTTGTAGAGGATCTGAGCAGTCTGCTGTGAGAAAGCATATCTCACAGGAATGACAATCTCACCCGTAGCATTGTCAGCACCAATCTGATGGTTAGTCTGATTGAGGTACTTGGTGTCATACCCCTGCACCTTCATGTCAGGGAAGGGGAATGACTCCACAGCGAACTGAACCTGCTCGTCCCATGTGCCAGTGCCACCGATGGAAGGAGGAAGATTCAGACTGATCTTGAACAAATCAGCGCGCTGTTGATCGATGCCAGTACCACCAGTGGTAGCAATGCTACCCCAGGTGTTTCTTGTATTCATTTTGGCCATAACAGGAAGGTGTTAAATTAAGTATTAGGCGTTCAGCTGAGCACCACTGCGATTGACAGTGAGGTTCAAGAAGATCCGATCAGCCGTGCTGGTAGGCACGATTCCCAGATCGATGATAACCTCACGAAGGGCGCGGGTCTCAGCATTGTTGTTTGAACCATCAACCACGAGCTTGTACTGCTCAACACCCCGCTCATTCTGTATACCGTCCATGAACTGGGTAATGGCTTGATTCAGCTGAGCCAACAGGACTGTGTCATTCGGATCGAAAACAAACTGACGAGCGATGACACCGATGTTAGCAATAATGTAGTTCACCAGGATCGCCACATGAAGCTCCATCAGCTTCGAGTCAGCGACCTGTAGTGTACGGTCACCGTAGATCTGAATGCGTCCGTTGTTGCTGACGATCAGATTGACGTTGCTCTCATAGGCTTGAGTCTTAGAAGCGAAGTTAATCGTTCTGAACTGGAGGCCTTGGGCGTTGTCACAGAAACCGCGAATCTCACCAGCAGTGGCGTACCATGGCTTGTCGTTGTTGAACGTACGAGCCATGCAGCGAACCACTTCAACTGAAGGTGGAACGCGGCGAGTTTCAGTGGTGTACGGATCAATGATGTCAACCCAGTTGGCAAACAACGCACCGTGCCAGTCATCAATCTTTGTACGATTGGTAAACTGACCAGCAGCATTCCGCCAATCAGCATACTGACGAGGAACAGTGGTTTCAGCCACGTCTAGGATGGCCACAGCATTCAACACACGAGCGACTTGAACAAGGTTTTGTTGCAAGTCAGTGTCAGTGGCACCAGGTATGGCGAGAACGTTGACTTGGTAGTCAGTCTCATTGCGGAACGACTGGAATCCAGTGTAGAGGTCAGTGGTAGGATTGAGATCGCCCACCCAGTCAGAATTCTCAGTGTTAGCGCCATTGTCGCCACCAGTGAAGTTAGCAACGTTGGTCTTACCACCGAGGTTAGTAATGTTCCAGCCATCAAGAGTGTTTGCTGGAGGAACATCATTGACCAAGAATTCGTCAGCGATGCCATCATATCCAACGCGAACATAAGCCGATGTGGCATTGACCTTAGTTGGGAAGAAGGTGTCCGCTGTGGAATCCAAATACGTCAGGTTGTCGATCGTCTCAACCAACTCAGTGTTGTAGAAAACCAGCAACTTCTTGGAACCAGCCGCGGAGCCAGGGCCAATACCAACCACCAGGTTAGAGTTGGTGGCTGAATCAGAGTTGGCCCAGGTGCCTTCAGAAGAAGCCCACAGGTGAAGAATTCTGTATGTGTCGAAAGCGCCACCACTATCAAGGCCATCAGCGCGCTTGACCTTGTAGATGCGAGCGGTGGTGTAGTTGGCTTGGAGAGGGAGAGACTGATAACCCAGTGAGGTTACACCTGAAGGATACAGTGTGATTGTGCATCCACCAGTGGTATTGTTGGCCACCACGGATTTTACTAGCACTTCACCTGTATCAGTCGCTAGACCAACTGTTGGGTTGGTAGAGTTACTGATCTTGATAAGATCACCGGCAGAAAGGGCAGCAGCCGTCATCACACCACCAACGGTGGCTGATATGCCAGTATCACTGAAAGATGTTAGTGAGGCGTAGGTGAATGTGCTACCAGAGGCAGTGAGAAGTGTGTATGTGCCGTTAAAGACACCATTGCCACTGGAAGCAACAACATTCTCGATTTTGATTTGGTCACCAACTGCGTAGTTGTGAGCAGAGGATGTAGTGGCAGTCACTGTGCCGCCTGAAGCACTGATAGCTGTGATAGTCTTCTTGCTTAGGTCGGCAGTGCACTCCAAGGTAAACTCACCCTTGGTTCCAGAGACAGTAGCAGAGGAACCAGAACCCACTCTGTTGGTAACAAAGGTAAAAGCTGAGAGGAATGCTTCAGCAGAGGTCGCCGCACCAGATTGAGAGCTACGATAGATGGTTGAACCATTCGCGTAGGTGTACTGCAGAGGAGTATCAATAGTAATGGTGTCCGCACCCACATTAACGTTAGAGATTACAGCGTTGGAGGTAGTCTCAACTTCGCCTTGAGCATCAATAATTCTGATGTAATCACCAACAGTAAAGTGATTGGCATTTGTGACTGTGATTGTGGATGTGCCAGAAGCAGCGCCGCTAGCATTGTCAACAACGCCTGTTGACTCGTACTGATGGCCAATGCGGACAATCAAGCTGCTGCCGCTGAAGTCAGCAACTGAAGCGGCGGTCACAGCCAACTGACCGGCCCAACCAGCATCGTTGGTGACATTCGAGTCACCGAACTTGTTGGCGAACTCCGTCAGAGAGTTTACCAGAGTTGGAGTGTTGAACGGTCCCTTGTTGGCAACGCCAGTGAGTCCGCCACGAAAACGACTGAGAGTGACAGGAGCAAAACTCTTGTCAATTACAGAAGCATAAAACCCCGGGAATGTCGTAGGTGAGGTAGCCATAAATTCTGTTCTAATTACTTTTGTGTTTTAACTCGATGAAATCTTCGGAATGCGTCCATGGTTCTATCGATGTTGGCCTCCTTAGGAGTTGGCATCTCTGAAGCACCTAACATTCCTTCTGATACTGTAGCGCCGACAGGATTTGAAGAGTTGCCAACGACTAACTCAACCTTTGGCTTCTCTTCTCGTCCCTCTCCTGTAATGTCACCAATCGACCGGAGAAACTCTCCAGGGGGACGGGGCATTTCAAAAGAAGGCAAACTCTCCTCAATGCTCTTCGGTTCATTGATCACTGACTCCTGTATTTTTGGAGTCTCGACCTTCTTCGAAGATTCGGTCCTAACCGTGTTTGTTGGACCAGCAGACGGCTTATCACCCAAGATGGTTGACAAAGCCGGATCACGATTTGGAACTAGAGATGGATCAAGTTCCTTAGTCGCATTTGGAGTGGTGTCTGGAGCGACAAGAGCGAGTGATGGTTGAAGAAGGTCTTCCTTGTCTAAGTTGACAGTGTTATGCTTTACCTTCTCTGCATCCTCAACTTCCTTTGTGGTCAGAAGTGGGTCAGCATCGGCTGGTATTAGGCTTTTGTCTTCAGCCTCTCCCAGAATTGACTCGATGGCCGACTTCTTCCTGTCCTTAGGATTGACTCTGTCTCTCAGTCTGGCCATGAGCTCTGGGGCTGGATTTACCAGCACAGGAGCCACATCAGCCGTGACTGTTTCAGACACGGGTTTGCGCTTACGTCTCAGATGAGGTAACACCTTTCGACGAGGCTGCTGATGAGTAGACGACGCTGTGTTAACCATGACAGGCACAACTTCAACTGCGCCCATGGAACCAGTGCCAGTAAACTCACCCAGTATGCGTCGAACAGAATTCACCTTAAAGGGCAATAAGTTGATTGACTTGAAGAGGAACCTCGTCACCGTTGTGGAGTTGAACGGTGGCTAGTCCACTGTCAAGGTCGATCTTCTTGACTTTGCCTTTGAGACCAGCTGTTGGGAATGTGGGGTCATCAATGATGGCCACATCACCACCAACCTTCACGTTGTTAAGACCAAGGGCCGTGTTAGCAGCCTCAACAATGGTCTTTGGCTTCTTCAGGTCCACTGTCTCCAGGGCCTTCTCTAGGATTTGCTTGGCATTCATGTTGCGATTTAACTACTAGTACCAGACATAGATTTCAGAATATCATTCCCGATATCCCGGCCCTCAAACCAATCTGTGCCACGAGTCAATCGTGACAAGGTTTCGTCTGAGAAGCCTTCAGCAGTAATAACAACCTCAGAGTTTTGAACTTTGACTTCAAACCTTAAGTCTATGGCTAAGCTGTTGATCTGTTCCTTTAGCTTGGCCACTCTGGCATCAAGATCAGACAGAGGAAGTTTTCTTGTGGAGTCGACAAACTCTTTGAAAAGAGCCTCAGATATCAGCATTCTTTCGGAGTCTGAGGCCGAGTTCAAAGTATCAGACAAGGCATCATTTGCTATGGATACCATGTCAATCATAGACCTTTTCTAACAAATTCTTGAGCCAGTTGGCCTGCTGGGCTCATCTCAGTTGGATGAACATAACTGACATTAACAAGAGGTTTTGCATCACCCTCTGGAACGATTGAGCATTCAACATACATTCCTAACCACACATTTGTCTGCTGCCAGTATGCTTCAGGTGGCAGTACAACGTTAATTATTGCGTATCTGTATCCATTCCAAAATACCATGTCTCCTCTTTCAGGAAAATAGTCTATGCACTCTTCTGATAGGATGCTATTGGCCAACCAGAATCTATCGTTCCTCTTAGGCACCAAACCTTGGGCTGTAAGAGTCCAATTCGGCTTTTCAAAATAGTTTATTGCTGGTATGTCAAGCTGTCTTGAAAAGCCGGTTCTTTCGGGCAACGGAACGTGCCAAAGAGTATCGATTTGAGAGTTATTTCTGTTGACTTCCATGAACCTTGGAAAAGGTCTTGGGGAATGCTTCCGCACGTATTCTGCCTGAATACGTAAGGCTGTCTGAGTATCATAGCGCTTGAAGATCTCAGGGTCGTACAACCACTCTTTTCGTTGATTGAATCTCACAACATAACTATGTTCTCACTAAATAGACTACGTAAGGAAGCTGAAAATCTTGATCCAGATGATGGGATAAAGATGACATCAGGCTCAGAGATTTCCATCATCTGTGAAAACGGTTCAAGGTTTGATGTCCCTCCGGACATAGCCAAGAAAGTATTTGGAAGCCCAGAAAATCTGGAAAGGTTGAAAGAATGTTTCTCAGGTTCAGAAAGTCTTGAGTTGCATAATGTTAGACTGTCAGATGAAGTATGGTTGCTTGTTGAAGAGATTTTTGCGTTGGTTGACGAGATATGATCTATCCAGGAATGCCTGATGTTTGCTGTCAGTGTAAAAAACTCAAGGCAGCAAATCTTGGTAAGCACAAGCCGGGTTACAGATACAACACGCACATCTTTACATGTTTTGAGTGCCTGTCAAAACCAAGAGTTCAACGGTTGAATCGTAAAAACAACGAGACACCACCAGAGAAAGAGGTCAGGATGTGGCTTCAAGAAAACAATGTGGAAGCCACAGCTGAGTTCAAACTGGGACCATTCATCTATGACTTTGCCGTTCCAAACTTGGGTCTACTGATCGAACTAGACTCAAGAAGGTACCACATGCACAAAAGGCACAGAATCAGAGACCAAGCCAAGGACAAAAATGCAGCCGACAAAGGTTGGACTCTACGCCGGGTGCGCATTGGACCCCATATGGTCATAGACGTTGAGAGGGCCATCATCGAGCAAAAAGCAACTATTCGAGAATAAGTTGTTTACAAAAACTCCAAGTCAGGTATACTCAGCATCATGTGTGCTATTATTGGTTGGAAGGGAAACATTGGCAAGTCACTTCTTCGTGAGTTTTTCCGAAGGGCAGAACCATCTGGGCCCATGTCCACTGGGCTGATGACAATTGACAACGTAGGTCGACGTGGTGGCGAAGACTATACCTTAGATCTCTGGAAGAAGGCGATCTCAGCGAGTGTTGCTCTTCGAAATCATAACCATCGGCTAGATCGCATGTCTACTCATAGCATGGGCATTGGCCATACTCGCTACGCAACACACGGTCGCATCTGTGATGAGAATGCTCATCCTTTCTCAAACAATGGCGTGCACTTCGTCCACAACGGAGTGATCAGCAACTATCGTCAGATTAAGTCTGATGCAATCGTTGACTCTGAATGTCTTGGGCCACTCATTCATCAACGTGATATTTCACCAGCTTGGGGATCCGTTGGACTGGCTTGGTTTGAACAAATCGATAGCCAGTGGAAGATGTTCGTCTACAGGCACCAGCAAAGCTTGCTAGCTGCACATGGTCTGGTAATTGGTGACTCTGGCACACTAACCCCTGCAGTATTGATCGCGTCACGTCAGCAGCACTTCCCAAAAAATCACATTCACAACATGACGTTGATTGAACTGAAGGAAGGTGTGGCCTATGAAGTCACCAACGATGGACTGGTGGAATCTTGGCATAACCAAAGCTCAGCCAAGGAGTTCGTACGCCAGACCCATCGAAATGGGTGCTACATTGGTGGCTAAGTAGTTGGCACCACAGCACGGACATAACGTCCATCTGTAAATGAGTCCAGAGGACCTTTGGTGCTCAAGGAGGATGATATGTCAGAGAGATCTATGGGCTGACCTGGAGCCTCATAGTTAGAGGTCGATATCGAATCCGCGGGACGAGACCTGTTGATATTAGAAATAAGAAATTCTCCACGTTGCAGTTTTATGGTGGAGACAGACGTGCCTTTGGTGATTACATGAGAAACAGCCACCACAGTATAGGTTCCACCCCATGGTGATTGAGAGGATGACGCCGAATTTAAGGTGACCCGTATAATGTCATTGAGTTGAATTGGATAACCCTTCTCAACTGTTAGCACACATTCTAACAAGTCAGTTCTGGCCCAATCATATTCAGACTGAGCCATGGCCTTTAACTCATCAAACCTATTGGCTGATGGGTGAATACCCACAATCAGCTTACTTAGTGACTGAAGATCTGGTGATTGGTTGCCATGAATTGGAACTTTCTGAGGATCAGATTCAAAAGCGTATGCCTGTCCCTCATACGGATCAATGCCAACTACTTTTACTCCAGGAGCACCTTCATCCACAGCGTCCTGAACTCTGCTTGACAACACGACTTTAGTACCAGAAAGGTCAAATACACTGGCATTACGTATGGTAGCAACGTAGTCTAAAGTGTGAAAGTGCAAGACATTATCTTGCACGAAATACCTAAACCCACCGTGCCCAAAATTATTCACGGCTCTAACAGCTAGTTTGGCAAGAAAATCAGAGTCAGTTTGGTTGCTCTGAATGTAAGACCAGGATCCCTGAGTGGGTTCAACCAGATAGTTTAGGCCATTATCAATGGCAATCTTCTCAACTATGGATTGTATCGTGCCGTTGTGGAAGCGTGTTTTGTATTGACGCTTGGCTGCTCCCAGAAAGTCGTTAGTTACAAATGTGATGGAATATCCCTTGCCCAATGGGATAATGTCCGTGTACATTAGGATGTGTTTTTGCCAAGGAAACCAAAAAATTCCTTGGCCCTGTGACACGCCAATTCGAATCTTGACATTTGGCGTTGTTTGAAGAATGGAGTTCTTCGTCAGAACATCCACCACGGAAAGATTGACTGTCGTGAACTGGTGTAAATGACGAGCAGTGTTGTTGATCGACAGAGTGATCTCTGATCGTTCGTGAACCAAGTCAGGAACTGTCAGGTAACCGTCAAACTGGAGGCCCAAATCAATCTGTACCTGAAATGTTCCATCAACTTGTAGTTGGCCCTTTTCAATCATTTCTGACCTAGAATGCGACTAGTCACATTTGGTCGTGGGCCTCTTCCACCTTTGGGCATTGATGAACCAGCAAGACCTGGGTGTTGAACAGGGCCACGCTTACCTGACGTGCTAGCTGATACGTCGTTTGACTTCATAACCCCATCATTTGAGGGGTTGACGATCTGCTTATTAACTTTCAGGAACAGATTGACACCAGCGGGGCCCATCTGTTTTAACCCACTACGACGGGCATAACGCTTAGCGTCAGCCGGCAAATTCAACTTGTGGATGTCGTCTCTCACAGAGAGTTCCACGGAAGCTGATCAGCACTTTGATCAAATGAAGGAGGATAGAGCTGATTGACTCCACCTGTCTCATTGATGTTAACGCTGGCCATGATTTCCCAGTTGATCAAAGCTTCCATCTGAGCTCGCACAGTGCTTGTGCCATTGGTACAAGCAACCTCAAGTACAGTCTGAGTTGGTGTGAAGTCCAACGACTTGAAACCTGTGGGAACCAGTGTTACTGGTGAGCCAACGTTGGTACGTGTGCCACTTGAGACGTAGGCATTGTCAACACCCTTAAGCTGCAAAGTAACGGTCTGATCACCCACATTCTGGAAAATCAGTCTGGACTTTACACCTTCAGGAGCCAGATTGTCAATGGCCAAATTACGAAGGCGAAGTGTCGTATAGCCATTAACCGCAGTGAAGTTTAGCGGAGCTACACGAGCTAAAGGTTGTGGATATTCTCCAGGATTCATGTGGAATTATTGTTGTGGCACTCCAAGCTTCTGAAGTTCCTGTTCAAGATTTGCAACATCATCGGCCTGGTTCGCCACCGCGCCAGCTTCCTCAGCTCCAGCCGTAGCTTCCTCTTCAGCCTCTGTGCCTTCCTCTTCCTTGGCCACATCAGCTTCTGGCTTCATCTCAGCAGACAGAGCTTGAATGCCAGTGTTCAAGGACTTGATTCCACTGTCAATGCTCTTAAGCAAGTCAAGAGCATTTGAGTGGGCGGCTTCACCTTCTGTAGGAGGTGTTTGGGCCTCAGCGTCCTCAATTAGCTGACCGATTATTGAAAGCTCCTCAGTTAGAGATCTCATATTGCACAAACTATCTACCATTACTCGATTCATAGACTCATTGGGACGACCCTTTTCGGGTTTAAGATTGATGGCTGGTGGCTTAATTTTTTGGGCCTGTTCAATGTTTTCAGGCATCTCAGGTTGCTCACTCTCAGGTGGTTGTGGCAATTCTGAGGCTTGCGGCTCCTCGGTAGCTGGTATGCCAGGTAACTCATCAGCGTTAGGCTGAGGTTGACCAGCTCTAGAGGACGCCTTGGCTGCAGCAAATCTTGCATCTCTGGCCCTAGCCGCAGCCATCTGCTGTGGCAGATTAGTCCAACGATTATTAGCGTAGGTAACAAGATTCGATAGCACACCATCTGGTGTCTTGATTCCTGTTTTTGGCAAATCCCACATCAAACCCTGAAGGTAATTTTTTAAGGCCAAAATATGCTTACAAAGACCTGGTCTGTTTGTTGGGTTTGTGATTCTTGGGGCCCTGTTAAGGGCCTGATTCATCGAGCCGGCTCCTACCTTGCTGGCTCCTCTTTGCTTATTTGTCCATGCCCATCTGTATCGATAGTCTTGACACGTGCAATCCACTAAACAGGGTATCTCTGTTAGAGCCTCTGTCTTCTTTGGCTTATTGAATTTTATGTAGCCGTGATGACGTAAACCCGTGGTAGATGGGTTAGACTTAAAGTTGAAGATGTGGTACTGCGCATCATCAAAGGCCTTCACATCCAGAGGTGGGCCTTTTACAGTATTTGACCTGACGATTCTTTTTGGCTCTGAGAGGTTGAAGAGCTGGGCAAAGCTCAAAGCCTCACAAAGACATCCTTTCGCCACGTGCTTATGCTCTTTTAGGCTGTTTTTCAATGTCTTTGAAGGTTTTTACCACTCCTCTTTCACCTGCCACTTGGTCAAGACTTTGACCATAGAGCACAGTGTCTTCAGGTTGGATATCAAAATAGTTCTCGATCTGACCTTTTAAGGCCCGCACAGAGGCTGGATTGGCAGCCACTATTACCACAGACGGCTTAGCATCTGCTATTTCAGATGGTGGTTCGACAAGTGTGGAGAAGAGTGGTCGTATGGACGATATTTTAGACGCTGGAACATAGTCAGATAGCTGCTTGTATTCAGCGTCAAGTACTCTTATCCCTGTGTCGAACTTAATCACCCCTCTCGTCACATAGGAGCGTATCTGATTAAAGTCGAAATCGCCATCAACACCATTGATCTGATAGACGTAGTCAGTTCCATCTAGCTTCAGAGTCTTCGACGCAGGTTTGGTCATGGACGAACTCTTGTGGACGATGACTAGGCCATGCTTTTTCACAAGTTGGTCCACGAGATCTTTTGGAGAGTGGGTAATACGAACGTCACTTCCACTGCTCAAATCATCGACAAAAGCCTCAAGAGACCTGTCTAAGTCCATGGGTGAGTAGAAGCTTCCTCCATCGATATAGTGCTGGCCTGCTGTCAAAAAGACAGTCCCATACGGCACCGACTCCATCAATGGTGTTCTACAAAACATCATACTAACTACGATGTCACAGTTCAAGCTTCGGAAAATCCAACTTAAGAATTGGATGACGATCCGTGACCAAGAGATTGAGTTCCCAGACCAAGGATTGGTATTCGTCTCAGGTGTCGATGAGTCCAGTCAATTTGAATCCATAGGCTCTGGAAAAACAAGTCTTGGTGAGGCACTTAGCATTGCTGTCTGTGGAATCCGGGGTAGATACTCCTCCCTAGGCCATTATAGCACGAATGAGAAAGGCAATACGTTGGTCAGGGTTGAGGGGTCTTTCCAAGACAAAGGCCTGGTGATTGAGATGGGCTACAAGTTCAAAGACCTGTCCAAGACGGGTGAAGGCCTTCGTTTTAAGACAGGTGACACAGTCATTTCAAGATCCCATGTGGATCTCACTAGAAATGAGTTGAGCCAGACTCTCGGCATCACTCCAGAGGTTGCAAAATGGTCTGTCTATATTGACGGAGACAATCTAGACTTCAGCTCACTCTCACAAACTCAAGCAGTTGAACTAATGATGGCTGCGTTGGGTCAGCCATCATGGGCTTCATATTATGAGAAAGCGAAGAAGACACTGAATGAGCTTAAGAGTGACGTAGCAGCCAAAAAGTCCTCCAAAGAGACCATGCTTGAGATGATTGATACCACAAAGCAAGGCATCGTTAAGGCTGGTGAGAATTTGGAGCGTGAACGGGAGACCTTTGAAAACCAAGCCAAAGTCATGGCCCAACAGTTGACTGAAGCCCAGTCTAAGCTTGAGACGGTCAAAGGCCAGATTGATGAGAGAGCCAAGAGGCGTAAGTCCATCAAGGCCCAAATCAAGAAGATCGAGGATGACCTGGCTGAACAAAACAAGGCCCTAGAAGCAGAGGATATGAAACTGAGGGCCGAGAAACTCAAGATCTCTGCTGAGATGAAACCCATAGCTCAGCTTGAGAATCAAGCCAGCAATGAGCACTACAAGGCCGATCTGGACCTGAAGAGTCTGCGACTCAAGCCCAGGGAGTGTCCCACTTGTAAGAAGCCATGGGACAAGGGACCATCTGAGTCTGACATTGAAAAGGCTGAGAATCGGCTGAGTGAGGCCATTGAAAAGCTCAAGAATCTTAGGGGCCAAGTTGCCGAGATCAGGGCCCGTGAAGATGCCAAACAGGATGAGATCAATGAGAACCAGCAGAAGCAGCGCCAGCTCAATGTAAAAGACCAGGTCAGAGGCTTCTCAACGGAGCTTGATGGCTTGGACAAGCTGGATGCCAAGGCCACTCAGGAGTGCACGGCCCTAAGCGTTCAGGTAGCCATGCTCAGCAAGGGACCCTCTGATGCTAATGTGGTCAAGGCCCAAAGTGTGCTAGACTCCAAGCAGAGCAGTCTAATTGAGTACGAAGAAAAGCTAGTCAATGTGACAGCTGAACTAGAGGAGAATCAAGAGCTCTGCAAGGTAGTGGAATATTGGTCTGGGGCTTTCAACAGTTCTGGCATACCAAACATGGTACTTTCCAGGTCAGTGGATCCACTGAATCAAGTGTCCATGGCGTTGTCACACCGGATGTCTGGTGGCACCCTGGGCATCTCCTATGAGACAACCAAAGAGTTGACCAGTGGAGCTGAGAAAAACTGCCTGAACATCAAGGTGAAGAATTCACGAGGAGCTTCCAGAGTAACAGGCAACTCAAAAGGTGAGAGTGGCCTAACCAACCTCATCGTGGCTGAGACCATTACTGAAGTTGGACGAGTTTCCTCTCGTATTGGATTTCGCTGGTATGATGAAGTGGTCAACTCACAGGATCCCAAGGTTCGCAAGTGCATACTGTCATATCTCAAAGAGACTGCGAATAGACTAGGAATCTTGATCTTTGTGGTTGATCACCACCCAGAAGTCTCAGCCTATGCTGATCATGTCCTTAGAGCCACGAAAAGCAAGGAAGGTGTCACAACCTTCTCGTGGGTCTAAATGCCCTGGTTGCTCACAGTGTTTTGATTGAGATTGTTAGGATTCTCACCAATGCCCACATATCGGTTGAGTTGTGGCTGACCTTCAGTTAGAGGAACAGTGTTGTAGAGGTTTCCTAGCACGTCTTGGGCAAAAGCACTGAGACCACTGAGCTGGAATGGAGATGTGGCAGCTCCACCAAAGTAGTTTGAGAAGCCTGGAGCATGTACGAAAATGAATGAAAAGTCCGCAGATGTTGGGACGTTTCTGATTCCATTTGGCCCATATTCCACAGCACCTCTCATCCATGGGCCTTTAAGCTTAACACTGACACTGTTGACATAGCCGTAGCACCGAATTCCAGGGGCTCCATTACGATCACCAACCGATATCAAGTCTAATAGACAAGCTGGAGGAAACACAGTTGTGGCTTGACCAGCATTGCCATTAAAAGCAATCGATTCATCTTGGCCCACTGACGCTGGAGTGCCAACAGCTGATGAATCCTTTGGTGGATTTGGAGCTCCACCAGAATGAGTTGTGCCAGAAGCCGCAGAGTTATAGTAGTTTCCAACAGTAACAGATATGTTGGAGCGATCAGCGCTGTTGTTTATTGGCAACAAAAGTGAATGAAGCTTGGCTGACATTAGCAGCAAAGACAGTCCACCTTTACTACAGAATGGATCCTGGTAGTGTAGTGAAAATGAGATTGGAATCTTTAGAGGATTGGTTTTCTTGTAGAGGTGTATGCCGTCAGGAGTGTATGGAGCTGAAGTTTGACGGTAGTCAGCCTCTCTGGCCAACTCCACGATCTCAGGCATCGATGGAAAGTTGATAACCGTTGACGATGAAGCCTCGTTGCTTCGATTACTCGTCAAGTAGTCAGCCACGCCATTGTATGTAGAGCCCAGTGAGACAAGACGACCAAGAACAGATGGGCGTCTGTCCAACGGTCGTTGCGTGTTGACCGGAGGGCTGATGTAGCCTTGTTTCTGGCTTATGGGGTATTGTGCGGGCATATCTTAAAAAGCAGATTGTGTGGAGTAGTCACCGTACCTCTGGATTCGCTGCATCTGCTCATAGAGGTCACGTTCGTCTTGTTGCTTACGAGCATCATCAGCTTGATTCTGTGAAATCGATACTTGTCTCTCCAGATACTTAACCATTTCAGTTAGCAAGGCCAACTGATCAGTCTCATTCTTAGAAGGAGGACGACTCTCAGTGACAAGCTGGCTTTCCTTAGCTGCAATAGCATTTCTAAGGTAGATAACATCACGTTGAGCCAACTCACTCTTGAACTCAGCGGCTTGAGCGGCAGATATGGTTTGAGCGCCACTCGCTCCACTCATCATTTCAGCAATGTCTTTTTCACGAGTGGCAAGCATCTGGCCAAAACTTGTTGAACGACCACCAGCACCTTCAACAGTGATTGACTTCAACCTTTCAGCGTCAGTTAATCCTTCAGCAGTGCTTATTGAGGCGCCACGCGCTTCAGATGTGCGACGTAAAATGGCCTTTCGGATTGATTCAGCATCACGGCCTCTGGCTTCATCATTTTCTCTACCTTGAGAAATTACGTCTCTTAAATCTGATACAGGATTTCTTCCAGTTACAAGCTTGTAGATTCCACCCGCAGCTAAGGTTAGTGCAGCAGCAACTAGTGTAAGAGGATTGACTAAGGCTAGTAAGGCTTTGGCCACAGGCACGAAAACTACCTTAAGAGGGTTAACCAGAAAATTCATTAGCATGGCCCCTATGCCTGTGGAGGCCGCAGCACCTGCTGCGCCAGCTCCAGCACCCGCAGCTGACATAGCTCCTGAAACAGCTGCTCCAGTGCTAGTGGCCAGTAGTTGAGCATTTAAGGCCCGAAGTCCAGCCATGGCAATAGGAGCAACTATGGCCAACTGCTTGATGCTGTTGATTAGTAGTCCTAAAGCACCCACGGCCACAACACCACCAACAACGGCGAGTGTCTCAAACACCAACGGAAGACCTCTGAGTTTTTCAAGCAGCCAAGCAACACCACCAGCCACCTGTGAAAGCACAGCAACAAATGGCCACATTCCAGCGGATAGCAGCTTCTGGAGGCTCTCAGATATGGATGAAACAGACTTTCCAAGGTTTGCTACTTCGTTGGCATATCGTTGATCTAACGATATAGAATCCTCTGTACGAGAGTTCAACTCTGCAGCGGCCTTAGACAGATTACGAAGTGACACCACAGACAGGCCAGTTTGAACTGAAAGATCCTCGAGTATAGCAATCTGCTGGAGCATTGGCTGATTCTTTGTCAGCTGGTCCACATAGGCACCCATGCTGGCGATGAATCGTCTCTGCTCAGTGTCGTTGCCAAGATTCTCAGGATTGATGCCCAACGCCATGGCTGTCTGCATGCCCTCAGTCGTTGTGGCCATGCGCTTGAAAAACTGGACGTAGTCACCAGACATGCCAGTGAATTGACGAAGAGCATCATCAATCTTTAGTGTGCTCTTGATCACTTGGGCATAGTTGCTGATGTTGCCCATGATCATCAGGGCTTCGCCCAGGTCCTTAGTGAATCGGCCAAACTCATCAGCTGTGAGACGAGTGTTCTCACGAATGGTGGCCAGTGTGTCACCCATCTGAACCAGATCCACACCAGCTTGCTTGGTGTAGAAGACCAGGTGTGCAGCATTGTCACCACTGATTCCAAGAGCCTCAGCCATCTTCACGGCCATGGCTGCAGATGTGGTTAACTCGTCCGTTCCAGCCTTGAAATTGAGTCTGCCGAGTGTGGCCATGGCTTCAACAGTGGTAGCCACTGTGCCACCACCTTGAAAGGCAGCTTTCAAACCTTGAGCGAAGAGAACACTGCGTGTGCCAATGTTGCTGGCAAACGTTTCAAAGCCTTTCTGAAAGGCGTCAAGCTGTGTCTTTACAAGACCATACAACTGGCCAAACAACGAGTCCTTGATCTCACCAATAAGTCTGAAACTGATGTCACGCAGTTGCTTAAATCTGTCTTCAGCAACATTTGTAAGAAGTTGTTTAGATGTATCCCTGGCCCTCTGTACTAAGTCCTCAAATGCAGATATTGTCGAAGTGAGTGCTCCTGTTGGGTCAGCATTTCGTATGCGTTGCAGACTTGCCGCAACCAAATCAGCTTGGCTGGTGAACTGGGTGACAACAGTCTTGCTCTTGTCCATCTCAGCTTGGAAGCTCTCTTGAAGAGCGCCAAGATTGAGCAACATGGCTCGAAGATTCTCAACATCAGATGCTTGAGTGGTTCTGATGGTGTCGGACAACTTCTTGATGTCAGTGGCTATGGTTTGAGCATCCGCGCTGATGGTAATGCTCAATGCATTGAGGCCTGTCTCGTAGGACTCAAAGTTTTTAAGGGTGCCAGCCGCGATATTCTTGATCTTCTGACCAGCTGAATCACTGGTGTCAGTGAGAGCTGACGTGATCAGAGTCTTAAGCTTGAAGGCTTGAGAAACTGCACCAGACAAAGCAGACTGTCCAGCAATCTCATTTAGCCGGGTAAGCTCGTCATTGATTTGAGATATGCCTAGAGGAATACCAGCGGCTGTAGCTTGGGCCAAGGCATTTCCAATCTCGGTGATGGCAGTGCCCAACCCACCTGTCACTGAGGCTTGAAGCTGACGGTATTCGTTGGACAGACGACTAACTGCCACTCTGGCTTGATCAGCGGTTCTAGCATCACCAGTGATTGCCTTCAGAGTCTTAGACATCTGACCACTGTTGAAAACCGCATCAGCTTCCTTGATGCGCTTGACAAAAGAGTCAAAGTACTGACTAGTAACCTTTGTACTGTCAGCTATTGACTTACTTGATTGGGCCAACCCGTTGGCTAGTGCTTGTGCTTGAGCGGCTGCTGTCGTCACAGACTAACTACGTATCGTCGCAGCAGCGTACCAGAGTAGCAAATCTACTTTGCCAAGTGGCCAGTCAGCCATGCGAGGACAAGCATCTCGAGCACCCAGACAAAGGTTGTGGGCTGTATCAAATCCAAACTTCTTGGCCAGCCTAACAAGGTGCACATCAGGCTTTACCAATTGGACAGCTCCCAGATTACGTGCAAGGTGCATGGAGAGCGCTGGACCCATGAAGGCGATGTTTTGTATGGCCAATGGATCTCTGTCCTCCAGATAGCGTTTTCTAAAAGGAGACCAGCCCTCCCTTACCTCAGCTCTGGTCTTAAAGATGGCGTTGAACTTTGCATGGTTTCGCCAGATCTTAAAGACTTGATCTTTGTCCGGAGGACTGGCAATCTCTGACGGGACAAAGCGTCCACGGCCATCGACCAGGTTATGGGCCACAAGAAGTTTGTCATAGTTGGCTGTCACGGCCTTGGCTGAGAAACCACTGACATAGACGCACCAGAGGTAGTTTCTAAAGAAAAACTCCTCAGAGATCACGTCCACAGACGCCAAGCTAATTGAGTTCCAGCTGTCATAAAACTCCTTACGGCAGTGCTCGTGGACGATTAACCAGGCGTGAAGAGCCATCTCGTCCAAGCTCTCAAAGTCAACGAGCTTCTTAGCTTTTACCTTCGTCTTGATACTTTCCATGAAAAATGTTTACAATTTAGGGTGAGGTGAGTACACTGCTTCCATATGAATAACTCATATGGACATAACCTGGTGACATCGATTAAGGATGTCGGTAGAAAAAATAAACCTGAAATTTGGGTCAGAAAGGTTGAATCGGCTCCAAGTCGTTTAGGAACAATGTATGCCCTAATTAGGGGTCCATTCTGGCCACCCTGTATCAGAAATGATTGTGGCTTAAATTCTCTAGACGATGTTACTACGAACAATTGGCTTTGTGATCAGTACGATGAATGCTTAGATGCTTATGAGCACTATCTTCTTGTCAGAAAATATCTGAGTGGAACAACATTGCTTCAGTACTTTGAGCATGAAAAAGATGTTAAAGTAGTTGAACTGGACAATGTCAAAAATTTCAGGGAATTTTTTGAGAAAAATACGTCTAGGTTGTTGGCCCTGCTGTGCGGGCGCCAAGAGAAGATCCTTTTCTCGGTGACCATCGGCCATCGAGGATTCATCGGAACATCAAATAAAAGTTTGATGTTGAGTCAAGTAAAGCTATTTGGCAAGAAGACAACTTTGGCTGACCATGTGTGGGTGAACTATACAAATGCTTGGTCAGTTGCTGAACCACTGATTGGAGGGAGAAAAGTCTACGTATTGGGTAAAGTTGTAAAATATAAGAGAAAAGACGGAACGACGGACTATTCCATCAAGGCAAGTAAGGTTATTCGTGCATGAAAAAACCCACCTGGATTTCTCCAGGTGGGTTTTGCTTAATCAGCTAGCTTAGCCGATGACTGGACCGAAGGAGCTCGGAGCATTTTGCACAATGCCGCGGGCGTAGAACTTCGAGTTGATCATCTTCTTCGCGAAGCTGGTCGCGAAGCCCCGTTGATGGAGGAAGTCAGGCAGCATGATATCAGGGGTGGTGTACAGCTTCTGGTACTCAGCTAGGACGTAGCCGGTACGGAGGAACTGGTCACCCTTGTGGCCAACGAGGAACTCGTTGGTCGGATAGTGAGGATCAGCGAAGATCTTCTTGTTGCCGAGGTCACCGATGTAGGTGATACCCTGCATCTCAACGCGGTTGTTACGCGGCACGAAGTGCGGCAGCGTGGCAACAACGGTGGCGGACTGGAGGCCGAGCAGCGCCCAGTTACCAGCAACCATGTTCGTCGAACCAAAGATGAAGTTGGAGGCAGTCTCCATAGCATCAATGAACGAGTACTTGTGGGTCTGGTAGTTGACGTTCGAGGGAGGCGTAGCATCCCAGGTAACGAAACCAGCGTCAGCACGGGCACGCAGGTCGAAGATGACCTGACGATGCTTCTGATACTGAAGCGCGTTGGTGATGGCGTTGAGCAGAATCGACTCAGCGCGGATGTTGTACATCGCGGAGAGGTTCTGATCAGCTTCCTCGGACCACACGGCCTTCAGCTTCATTACCTGCGCAGTGACAGGGGTGGAGCTGATCTTGACCTCGTAGTCCATGATCGACTGATTACCTTCCGAGTTGAACTGGTAGGTAACCGAGTACGAAGCAGTGGAGGAAACGCCGGTGACAGTGAAGGCACCGTTCACGTAGTTCACAGTACCACCTGTGATAGCGCCGGTGGCGATAATCGCACCGTTGCCGTCATCAGTGGTCGTGTCATTGCCGATCGTCAGCTGGATAGTGCCAGGACGGAGCGGAGTCCACTCGAGGGTAGCAGCGCCACCAGCGAGAGCACCAGTCTCGTTAGAAACGAGCTCAGAGCTATCGTCATCGCGGTCAACCGCACCACCGAGAGCGCGCCACATCGGAGCACCCTTAGGAGTCTGACCCTTACGACGACCAGTGATGATGTCGAGGTAGACGATCTGGGACACCGGACCAGCCATGGGCTGGAGGGCGACGAGCTGGTCGATGACATCATTCTCAGCCATGTTGGAGATGACTGGGAAGATCCACTTGTCGAAAGTGCCGAGGTTGGAAGTACGGGTAACCTCATCGAGGCGACCGAACTTACGACGGCAGTTTTCGAGCATGATAGCGGCGATGGGCCGCTTGTACTCCGGCATGTGCGAGACGAACTGCTTCCATCCGAGAGCTTCCCAGAGTCCACGATCAGACCCCTCTGCTACTCCGACGTCAGTATCCGCCAGGCGCTTGCCCCACTCATAGATTTCGGTGAAGCGTGTTACGCCACCGCCTTCTGTGGCCAGCTCAGGGCGGCCACTAGGTGCAATGATGACCATATCTTATTGATGTTGTTGTTATTGTTGTGAACCCGAGGTCGAGAGACGACGGGCAATGGCAATACTCTCACTAATGTTACGGGGATTGCCAACCGGAACCACAATGGTACCGAGCTTGCCCGTGTCCTTTGACTCAGTGACTGGGGTTGAAGTCTCAACCTTGGCCTCAGTAATAGTGGCCTTGGTTTCAACATTCTCCTTAGACTCATTCGTCGCAGGGACAGTGGTTGTTGAAGCCGCTGGGGTTCCAACCGCGGCAGCCTTAGGAGCTTCAGCCTTCTTAGCTGGCTGGATAGACTCACGCAGAGAGGCAAGAGCCTCTGGAGTCTTAGCTTCCTTCAACTTAGCCGCAAAATCAGTATCGGTCTTGAGCTTATCAGAAAACTCAAGCTCGAGAACTCGACGACCAAGGCGAACGACAGAGTCGTTGCTCTCGGCCTGAAGTGACTTGTACCGCTTGGCCAGAATCTCCAGCGCAGTGGTAGCAACATCATACTTCTCATTCAGCGTACCCTGGTCAGCTTGAACGCTTTCAGCAAATTGCTTCCAGGCGCGGCCGCGGGCAAGGTTACGTTGGTTGACCTCCATCAACTTAGTGTTGGCGTCAAGCGATTCCTTGAGTTTGTTCTTCAAGGTCACGCCGGTTTGAACGATCTTCTCGGTGACTGAAAGCAGCTTCTGCTTCTCCACGCTGAGACGCTCAACTTGGGCAGTGGGGGCAGCAATAGCCGAGCTCCAGGTATTCTGGATGGCTGTAATCTCTTCGTGGAGACGTGTTCCGTCCCAACGACGATTAGCTGTATCCTCACTGCACCAAGCCTCAACATGCTGATGGAGAGTTTCCATCTGGCGCATGCCTTCAGCGTACCGTTGTGGAGTCAGCTTGCTGACTTCCAGGCCCGCGAATGACTGCAATGACTGACGAATTTGATTCGCGTCCATGGTATTTTTTGGTGTTTGTTTAGCTACTGGAGTTTTGGCTCCCTGAATCGAGCTCTCTGTTACAGTAGTAACGGAGCGCTTCGAAATCTTGGATTCACCGACTGGCTCAACTACGGCATTAGAAAAGCTGGGAGTCATTACAACGTCCCAGCCTTCGCAAATATAGTCTTCTTGGACTATGTCAATACCCTCTGAATTTTTAACCAGGCTACCATAGCCTCTGCTTGAGACTGTTGGGTTGTAGCCAGCCGCAATCAACGCTTGCATCTTGCGGCCTTCAGCTGTGTCAAGGAATACTAGTTCACCCGTTATAGATCCGTCCTCATTGAGCTGAGCGGATGTAACGATGTGGCTGATTGGGCTGAGCAATGTAACCTGACCATCAGATGGATGCTCAAGAAGACCGAAAGTCTTATTCTCAGCCAAACGCTTACGAAGAAGACTTCCATCCTTAAAGTTGGCCTCCCAAACTTTTCTCGTATAGATTCGGCGATTACCATTGACTTCGTCACAAAAGCCAAGGCGACCTATGGCCTTTGTGGCCTTAAAGCCACCACCGAGATCTTCATTGACTAGACCTTTCTGTCTATCAATGATGAAATCACATGAATCAACAAGGTATTGCTTTGCCACGTATTAAAAGCCAGGGTGTAAACGATGACTCAGACGTTTTATCTCTATCAGCGCTAAAATGATTGAACTTCAAAGCTAATCTTCGGACATTACACCAATGGCTCTAATGGTGAGCGCTTGGGCGTCTTTGGGTTCTTGATTACAATTGTTGCATTATAGAAGTTCCAACAGTAGTCTAACGCCTTTTCAACTGCGTCCATATTGGCCCCACGCATTCTAAACCAACTACGGGCATCTTCTGGATCCAATTCCTCTGATGAGCCATCACTAACATTAAGCACAAACCAGTCTAGGCCCGGTTCTCTTCTCAGCTCAATAGTAAGAGGTTGTGATGGTTGAACGGGCAGAGGTTCAACCATAGGTGGCTGATTCGACATCAATCTAGATACAAGTTCTTGAGCACATGACTGCTATTGCCATTCTGACTTACAATCGTCTTCCGGCCTTGCAAAAGATTCTTGAAAGCATCATGAATCAAAACAAAGTCAAAGACATAGCTATTTTTGAGGACTGTGGACAGCAGGACACCACTCGTTTTTGGCTCAATTCCACCTTACCTAAGATACCAAGACCAGATCTGATGGCTACACAGCACATTCTTGGTGGTGGAACTGTACAAGCATTTCTAGGAACAGACAATCTGGGTGTTGCTGGCAACAGCAATAGAGCACTTAAGTGGTTCATGGAGGAGACCACAGCCGATCATTTGCTGCTGTGCAATGATGATATTGAGTTTGTTGGAAATGCAGCCAAAGCTTATAGAGATGCTCATGATGGAACCCAGATTGAGCTTTTTTGTTTCTGTGACTTCACAAGCACACAGTACAAGTGCACTCCTGTGATCTATAGGGGATTTGCTCTTAAAAAGCTTTCCAGAATGACTGGCATGATGATGTCAATCACGAGAAAGCTCGTGGAAAGTATTGGTTATTTTGATCCTCAATTTGGCCGATTTGGTGAGGAACACTGTGACTATACCATAAGAGCTCGCTATGCTGGACACCAAAGCATCATGGGCATACAGCAGTATTGTGTGGACATCAATCCATCAATCCCAGTGCTTAAACATCAGGAGGTTAACTCAACAATATCACAGGCTGAAAAGCCAGAGTTAGACAGAGTGGCGAGCTTAACCATGAGAGAAAAGTCTAAGCGCTACCCATTTACAAGTCCATACCTTGGTTTTTCCTTAGTAAGAAATAGAATGACAGATTCTATGAATGAAGCTGGCATTCAGACCGAATTCCTACTGGGTCATACATCCATCTAGGCGATTTAGGGCACAGCTAAGCATTTCGTCCTCGTTGGTCTCAAGTGAGAATGGTCCTTCTACAAATTCAAACCTACGACTTGGTGGACCTCCTATTGTTCCAACAGGCTTGTTGGACAAAAGACCTACAAACTGGCTAAACTGGCTTGATGACGAACCAAAAACAAACGCACATCCACTTAGATTCATCAAGTCTATGACAGCGTCTTTAACACCATCCACTGAGCGGTAGGGATTTATGTCAAGATAATCAGCATGAAAATGTTCAGATAGAGATTGTTTTATCCGTAAATTTGGACAGCTTATGTAGAATCTAGTAGTGGGTCTTGCACTTACAATTCTGTGCATTAAAGCCTTAAATGCCTCTTCAGAGGCTCCACTAAAGCAGTCAAGGTGATTTACACCTTCAGGCCTGTAGTCACCATATCTGAGATGGATTCCAATGTAAGATGAGTATTTCGAAGGAGACGCTTTGGCCAAGATCTCTCTTTTGAATGGAATACTTGACAGAAGTGTCTTAAGTGCATCTCTGTGATCTTCGGTGTGAAATTGTCCTGAAAATACTGGAGCAGTCCAAGACTTTATGACTATGATGTCGTGTGGATCATCTCTTCGTATGTTGGTGTATTCGTGAGGAGGAACTAAACCTGCATTGTAGACTTTACAGGTGACTCTAGCATCTAGTAGCCTGTATGACAACTCATGATCAGAAATAATGCTTAAATCTGAATCAAATATGTCCGTAAAGCTAACGTCCAACTCACTGTTTTTTGGCCAATAAATCTTAAAATCACGATTAAGACTATCAGCGATTATTTTTGAACCCAACAGTGAGTGGATCCTATTGCAAAGTCCTGATGTGCAAGAAGCCACCAACATTAAACAGGAGCACCTGGGTGAGTGTGTGAGACACTGAAGCCATCTTCAGCTTTGAATTTTGAGACAATCTGGTTTAGAAGATTTTTGTGATACGGAGTCAGATCGATCTTATTTTGCTCAGGCACATACAGACCGTCTGAACCATTCATCATGTGGCCAAAGTCCCAGATGTTTCGACCATGATAGAAACGAACGTATTGTGCTGGGTCACAATTCCAGTTACCCACATGGTTATCAACACAAATAACTCTGTCTGAAAACCACTCCAGAAATTTTGTGTCCTCTCTTACTTCAAGAGAAAGATAACGGGCTGGTGTGGATCTTTCGTAGATAACTGACATCTGTTGGCCTGTGGGCATCTTGTCATAGAAAGCACAGTTGTTAGTCAACGAACACCGTATTTGCCAGATGAAAGTTGATATGTGCTTCTCGCGTGTGTTGGCCATCTGATTCTCGATACGAGTGGGGTGGTGCCAGTCATCGTCGTCCCACGTCATACACCAGTCGCCTGTGGCATTCTCTATCGACCAGTTTCTTAGATCACCAAGTGTTACTCCTTGGCCCTTAGTAACAAACACCTCCTTGATTCTAGCATCAGGGGTTTTGCACACTTTTTCGTTGCCATGGTTTATGATGACAAGTTCCTTATTGGACCACGTTTGGTCCAAGAAGCAACCAAGAGAAACTCTGGCAAGTGGGTAACGCTCAGCATTCTTGCCAGTGATCATCAGCGCTGATACTTTGGGCTTTTTCCACCCAGAGAAAAGTTGGGCCCTAAATAGAGTCCACTCAGTCTCCTCCACTCTTGGCCTTGTGATATTACAGGCTGTCCAATTTATTGGATTGACCTTGATTCCTGACATGGTCCAATGCATCCATGTTGCGTGATCAGCGTTGTGCTGAAGTACTGGCATGGTATTCATCACCACAACAGGAACAAGACTCACGTTAAAAAGGACACTGCCAATAGGTGATTGTTCCCACAGAACACTGTCCTTTCTAGCGACACAGACAGACTTAGAGACATTGCAGTACCAATCAGCAACCACGAAGAGGTAGTTGTTGGTCTCCATCAATGGCCAAATACGATTCACTAAGTCATCACACACCATGTCTCTAGCCATGATGGGATACATAGTAGTTGGGATATTTTTAATCCTCGCCTGTCTAAAGGCTTCATTCGCACCAACTGACCACCAGTGTTGGCCATAGTCTATAACATTTGTCTCCTTGGCCGACGTGGCATTCAACATTGGCGCACGTCCAGGATGTGTAATGGTAAGAAACCAACTTTTGCCTTTCAAAAGTGAATCAAGTTTGGCTATGCATTGATTCACTTGGTCGTTGTTTTCGTCTGTTATTATTACAACAGCATGAAACACTGTTGATACTTTGAATGCGTCAACAGAATAAGGAATAACGACCATACCGTTATGGGTCATCGTTTCAGGTTCTTTCTTGACTTTTCCAACAGCTTTTGAGTATAGCCGCTGACAAGTTGAAGCGTCTAACAGTCCAGTGACATTGATGCCATTGTCTATTTGAAACGACCTTAAACACGTTTCAAATTTGTTAGACTTGGATACTTTGTATCCAAGAATAATCAAATACTCCTGGGCCGTTTTGACGTCGAGCTTCATGGTTTACCACCAGACAGGTAGGTAGCAGCCATTCTGGCTGCTTCAAAACCAACGTTCTTGGTTTCTCCAATGCTCTTAATGACAAAGTGCATGCACCTAAAGATTAGGATACACATCCACATCAAGTAGAAAAGAATGCCTCCCAAAAGTGCATTTGTGAGTGATTCTGGCCACACTTTGTAGATCACAAAGATGGCTATAGGCGAAGTGATGATTCCAAGTATGAATGGTGCATCAAACCACCGCAAAAAGCCCAGCATAACCAAGAAGTCAAATTGATTCTCTGGCTCACGAGGCAAGTCAAGATTAGTTTTCATTCGAGGTCACCTTTCTGGATTTTTTCATTGGCCAACTGCTCAATGAGCTTGATTGAGTCCTTCACAGAAGCATTCTTGTCCAAGTAATAGCCATTGGCCACTTGCACAAGCTTCTTCTTCAACTGAGATGATGGCCGGGTAAAACGCAAAGACAATTCACCATCATCAGGATTCTTGCTCAACCATAAGATAGGTGACTTGCTTCCCTGCTTCAAAGCATAGGATATGATTTTCTCCTGGCTGCTGTCCTTTCTGGACTGTTCAGCTCGCTTGAAATTAGAGTTAAGGAAGTTGATGATTTCAACACTTCGCTCATTCACACTGTCATCAACTGGGATCGTTGGAAGAGCCCGGATAGGCGCTTGGTTGTCACTAGTTGGCAAATCGATGTTGACTGCGGGTATTCTGTTTGTGCGACTTCCAAGAATAGATGGATGTGGAGTGATCTTGTCCAGGCCCAAAGACCTCGTCTCAACCACACAGGCTGACTTAACTCCACAGCCCATACACTTTGGATGCTGATCTTCGTACATGATACCGAAGCAGCTCAACGCGAGTCCTTGATCGACTGGAAGTCTGGCGTTGACGACTGACAGATGGTGCTTGACCTCCTCGTTGATCTTACTCAACATGTTACGGGCGGCTAAACTAAAAAGGCGTCTTACGACGACTTTGTCTGTGCTACGAGGAACCTCAACCCCAAACACTTTTGATAGAAAAGCGACTGAGGCATTCCATGAATAATCTTCAGAGGATGTTAACATAAAGACTTTGATTTTAGCTATAACCTGTTTGCGTACTTCCATAAAATGTTCAGTGGACATACCCAGTCCACTGGCCATATGGGAGTAATGGACTTTAAGATTGGAGTTACGGCCATGTTTGGCCATGTCGCCCCACATCTCATACTTAGCGGATAGAACTGCTGCCGCGTTTGGTGCGCTAAGCTGTTGAACAACCAGCGATTCAAGGGGTGTCAACACAGAACGCAAGTCCTCAAGAAGTTCAGCACCAAATGACCCAAAGTGATTGTCTGACTCTGGACACTCCAGACGTGACTCAACTTGCAGACGTGCCTCAGGATCATCGATGGAAATCTCAATAGGCTTGTGGTGTTCAGTAAGGAAGTCACCCTTTTCCGGTGGACGAATGCCAGTTCTTTTCAATGTAAATCTGTGGCGTTGAACTTGTCCCTTAACATGGTTGTTCAGAGCAGTTTTGAGATACTTGAAAAATTCAAACCGGCTGCTAATTTCCATGTGTTTTCCATTGTGGAACAAGACACCAATTTTGACACGACACTCTGACCTCAACTCCTCTTCGGTGAGGTTGACACAGCCAGGATCAATGTATGGCCGAATTACATTTTGAATCAGATTCTCAGTGTCTGAGGAAATCTCTTCAAAAACAGTTGGGCGATTTTCGAAATCGCATGGATGCACACAATGAAGTCGTGCATCCCTGTCTAACATTTTGTAGTCTATGACATCCTCATAGGAGGTCATCCTCTTCTCTGTCTTCGGGTGGGTAGTCATCATATACGGGGAACTCTCCAGACATCATTGGATTCATGATACCTGTCATGGTCACAAAGACATCTGTAGCAGATTTTTCTGTTTTACCAAAGCGTTTTGCTATCTTAGCGATAGCATCTGGATCCTTGTCAGAGTTTAGTATCTCCTGAACCATCTGACCCTGCTGCTTCATCCGAGCTATCTCAGCAATGGTTAGGACTTTCAATCTCTGGCCTCCAACACAAGCAAATAACTTTAGGGCTGGCTTCCAACCGACAATATCAATGACTTGTGGCCATATGGTATTTCGGTACTGGGCCATGAATAGATCTTGATCTGTGAAACGTACATACTTTTCATCGTATAGCTCAGTTTTGATCTGTACGTGAGTCCAAGAGTAGAGGAACTTGGATGTGTCCATGCTAAGACCCCAGGCAAAAGCTGCACCACGAATGCAGTCTTGTCTTCTGTGATCATCTTCCATGATACATTCAATCATGTAACGTATGGCACCCCTCATCTCCTCAGACGCCCATGGAGCACTGATCCCTCGGATCTTAGTCAGAATGGCGTCTGATCTATCTTTGGCGTCTTGACCGTCATCTGTAAACCCAGAAAGTCGCTCAAGCGCAGCATCATCGTCTGTGCAATGAACACGCTTGGTAAATGTTGTGGTCTTTACTAGCTCGGATCTGAAGACATTCTTAGCACAAGTAGACAGCCACGAAAAAAGGGACCCCTTAGCGGGGTCCCATTTCATGAGCCATTTAGGAATTTTCTCCTGTGCTGCTACCACCAATGAGTCTAGTGGTACGGTATGATGGAATTTTTCATGCTGTGCGAGACGCTTAAACATCTCGGTGGAGTCGGCAATGATAACCTCAAGGAGGTCCATTGCTTCCCAGGTCTTGTCTTCGTCTATCAGTCTTTTCCAATTAAGGACCAATGGTCGAATTTTTGACTCTGGGAAGATGTGCTCATCCTTAGTTCGGTTAGTGTCTTTGGCGACTCTCGGCATGATACTAAGAACGCGACTTTCGGGAAGTCAACGTTCCAGCCTCAACATATTGACGACGAATGTCATCAATAGCTTTTACCCGAGCCTCGTGACCTGGCATCTTGTCATGTGATGACGCGATAAAATGCAGGCTGTTGGACAAAGCCACCAAACCCAGCACAAAACTGCCAGAAACGTGGCTTACGAACGCACCAGTGATGGATTCAACCAGGGCCAAATCCAGCTCTAGGTCAGCTGCAATACGCTTGGAAATCTCAGAGTGTTCAACAGTACCTGTTGGAACTCCCGAAGATTTGGCGGTGGATCCCGAGGACTTGACAACCGAAGGAGTCGATGGGGCCTCATCTTCAGCCTCTGTTGGCGTGGCTGGCTGAGCTTCTGCCAAAAGCTCAAGAGCTAGTTTCACAACCTCGTCCTTACGTGGAGCGTAAGCATTCTCAACCTTCTTGGTGACTTCAGCAGCCAATTTCAACACCTTTACAGGGGTGGGGCTGCCACGCTTGGGTACATCAATCTTTTCAGACTTGTTGATCTTACCCTTAAGCTCATCTGTGTTAAGAAGGATTTCTTCAATCTTTGACACAGTGGCGAATGTGACTACGTTTTCTTTCTTGTCCATGTTTGTTTACTTCGTTTTTGATCCTAGTGACTTGTGGCGTTGGGTAAACCCAAATACTCAACTATTGCTGTTTCCCATGATACGATTAAGCTCAGCGTTGGCCATCGACAGTGCTTCCAGCTCTGGGTTGTAGTTGCCATATCGACGAACGGTGGCTGTAAACTCCTGTACATCTGGTGATCGACTTCCAAGCTTTACTTCACCACTGTCTGTCAACTTGATGGATATGCGCATCAAAGCCTTATGAATGGCCGCCTCACGCTTGGCTGGAAAGTTTTGCCACGCATAAGCATCAAAAACTACGATGTAATGCTTGTCAATAAAAGCATTGAATGGTGCACCAACTTTCTTTAGCTGAGCAGGATCTCCCTTGCTGGCCACATACTCGTTGTCGCTGTTCATCTTGATTTTTAGGCAAGACGTGATTGAAACTCCGTGGGTTACCAGAGCTGTGAAATCTGACTCAGACAGCACGTCGTTGACAAGCTGTTCAAGCTCAGAGCTTTGTTCGTACTCAGTAGGCATTAGATAAGATCCTCGTCATCATCAGTTTTCTTGCGGCCAAACATTTCATCATCGTCGTCATCAGACGCCAACGCATCAATCTGGGCTTCAGAGGAGAATATCTTTTTCTCTGTAGCAGCCCACAAGGCATCAAAGTCGACCTTGTGCTCGTTGTAGAATGCAGGCCAGTCAATTCGAGAGTCTATTGAAGGATTGGCCCTCTTAGACTCAAATGTGGTTGGTGTTACTCCATTTGCTTGGAATCTGAAAGAGATAGTTCCAGATTCATCCTTGGCCATATCTAGCATGATGAAGGTTTCTAGCATGGAGAAGGTTTCGCTGAAACCACCACCCGCGCTATTCTCATCACCAAACAACAAAACCATTCGGCCTTTTCTCAATGGCTTCTTGACTCGATTCTTGACCGTCTTCATCTCAATCAAGAGACCATCCTCAAGCTTATTGTCTGGGTGTAGCTTGTACTTCTTAGGCACTTTTTGCACGAAGATACGCTGAGACGCGTAGAACTTCAAGGCTCTGCCACCAAATGTAGCATAATCATTCTCATCTGGCAGAGCATTTGGGTTCTTCTTCATCTTTTGAGCAAAAGAATCAGAGACCTGGTTGATGCAGAGCAGGCAGACATTGTGCTTATTGATCGCTCTGGAGACTCTCCGGAACGCAGAGCGTAGCTCCTTTGCATGTCTTGAGAAGTCCTGCTGTCCCCATTCCTGGTTAAGCTCCTGCTCAGTGGATGTTGATGCGATCGTGTCGATCACCACAAAGATGAACTGTTCACGATCTGTGTCCTTGGAACTCTCCTCAACAACCTTGACGATACGCTCAATGGCATCGAAGATCTGGCCAATGGTGTCACAACGACCAAGAATGAAGTCAGCTTTGACACCATCAATGGTCAATGAGTTGTCATCAGAGAAAGATTGCTCATTGTCAATGTAGAGCACGTGGGTGTCAATTTTCTCCGGATCCAGTTTTTCATAAGTCGTCCTCTTGACATTATCAGTGCCAAAGGTTACCACACGCTTATAGATGTTTTTAAGCTGAGCACTGATGCCAGCCTTCTTGGCTAATGCTGTCTTGCCTGACGCATCGATTCCATAAACCTCAATGATACGACCAAAAGGCAATGCGCCTGTCACGGCATCATACACCTTGTTGTCAATCATGAGGACATGCCTAACGTCTGATAGGATAGACGAAGACATACGGCCGAATTCGGCCAGTGGATCACCCTTCTTGTCTGAAGTAAGTTTCTGAAGGGCTGCAAGGACCTTGTCCTTGACTTGGGGTAGCGACGGTTTTTTCATTGCTGAGTACGGCTAATTGCACTGCGAAGTTTGTCCGACATGCGAGACGAAGGACGTGTCTGGACCTTCTCAACTGGGGCAGGAGGAGCATCCTCGATGCTGATATCGTCCACGTGAGCTTGAGGCACAGGATCACGGACCTCATCAGTCACATCATCGTCATCATCAACAGATGATACTCCGGATGATCTGGGCGCTTCTGGCTCAGTAACCTGACGAGCTGCTTGACGCAGACGATTGGATGGTGTTTGAACTGGCGCTTGAGCTGGAGCTTCAGCAGGTTCCTGGAAGTCAAATGGAACATCGTCATCATCTGCTGGGGCTGGAGCCTGAGCTCTAGGGGCAGGACGAGCTGACGGTACAGAGCGAGGAGCTGCTGGTGGCAATTGAGGACGAGGGGCTGGAACTCTTGGAGCTGGAGCACGAGGGGCTGGAGCTGGAGCTTCCTCTTGATCCAGATCATCATGCTGTTGAACACGAGGAGCCGGAGCCGAAGGACGAGGAGCTGGAGGTCTGGCTGAAGGACGAGGAGCCGGAGCATCATCGACGTGTCTTGGGGCTGGTCTACGGGTTGGAGTGGCAATCTCAACTCGTCTCACAGCCTCTTCAAGCTTTTGGCAAGCAGCATCCATTTCGTCCGAGCCAAGAGGTCGGTAAGTCGGCATCTTGATACGGCTGTGGATGTAGGCCATCAAGTTAACGCGATCTTCTCTGGTATAGTCTTGAGGGAAGATCGAACGAGACTCATCCTTTTGGAGGCTAATCTTGTTGTTAGCTCGCTTGACCACAAAGTCAACACCGATCTCTGGATCCAAGATGCTGTTGTTGGCCGACGGATTTTTGTCTTTGGCAAGACGATCACGATACCGCTTCCAGTACTCAACAAGCTCAGTGAAATTGGTCTTATTCAGCCAGAAACGATAGGGTGTCCACTGCTCATCACCCTCTGGGTAGAATGGCTCTTGCCCTTTGCTTTCCTTAGACCACACCAAAGCGTAAGTCAGCCACTGGCTGTTAGCCGAAGCTTTGTAGCCAACAGTCGAGATATCACGATTGGAGTTCTCACGAAACTGCTCACTGAGATCGCAGAGTGGGCAGTGAGAATCTGGGTTGCCACCACACTCAGGAGGAGTGGAGCGAGCACAGAAGTGCGGGCGTTTGTTGACCCAGTGTTGGGCAATACGGGCAAAGAAAGTCTTGCGCTCACCTAGAAGTGCTGGAAGGAATCTGATCATCCACAAATCGCCCTCTTTCTCAAGCTTGATCTGGTTATCATCACGCTTGTTAGAGGCTGCTTTACGCTCCTTCTCGATGTCATCAAAGATGTCATCGCCGTAGTTGTCTGGACTGTACTGGTTACTCATCGTCGTTTCCTGTTATTAGTTTTCTACGTGTCGATTCAGTTGAACGGACTAAGTCTAATTTGGCTTGCAGAACATATAGGAGATTGCTGAGTCTGGATGACCATCCCAAGATCTTGGAAAGTTCCTCATTGACTCTAATCACATCAGCGTCGATCTCTATCAATTGCTCAATGGCGTTCTCAGAGACTTTTCCTGGAATCTCATCTTGAGCTTTTCCATTCTTAAGTCGAACAAAGGCCTGAGCTCTTACTGTTTTGACCTCTTGCTTCTTGATTCCCTTTTGTTCAATGACCCACTGCAACTGTTGATTGACCCATTCGATGATGGCTGGAAGCTCGACTGCAGCTTCGCCAATCTCTTCGTATGGATGCTTTAGGAAGACATCTAGGTTCAGAGTAAACTCAGAACCTAGATCTATGATTCCCAATTCAGGAAGAGTGTGGTCACTCATTGCTCTAACAGACTTAGTTTTTCCATGATGTCGTTGACACCAACATTAGCGAGAACTGCACAAAATTTCTGGGCTTCCTGCTCGGGACACTTTCTCTCAGGAAATCCTGAATATGCAAAACATGGACTGTTTGGACAGGCCTCCTTTGCATGGATAGCCAAGTCCATGTAGGCCTTGTCATAGCCTATACGGACACGAGGTGAATGAGGTCCCCACACAGAAATAGCTGGAACTCTACAGGCTTGTGCCATGTAAAGTGGTGCTGAGTCCAGGCAGAAGACACACTTGGACTTTGAAATTATGGTGAGAACAGAACGCAAGGGAAGATCACTTATGAGGTTGATGATCTTAGCCTGCTGTTGACTCATCATTCTTAGCCGTTGAACAAATTCACCAGCAGGCATGTCCATGTCTGGCAACTCATGGCGCAATGAACCAATGATGAGCACGGGATGATTCTGGGAAAGTTCGTGGATTAGGTTCAACCACAAACCATAAGGAGCTGATCTTACGACTCCATGAGAGAACGGAGCTACAACATAATATGGCTCAGACCTAAGGTCTATTTGCTTCTCAGACCAGATGGCGTGATAGAAAGCGTGTAAGCCACGAGTGTCTGACTCATCAAAACCCACAGACGGTCTCTTGTAGACTGGATCGATTGTTTTTGGATCAAAGCCAATCTGTCTGTAGAGCACATCGTAGACGTTAGGCTGTTCTCGGTCCTCGTTAAATTCAGTCACTGACTCAATAAACCAGTGGTAGTCATACAGAGGAAGGGTGTCATAGACTGTTGGTCCATAGAGCGGAGTCTTAAGATGCAAGGCTGGATGGTTGTACAGCACGGAACCTCTATCAACCAAGCTTTTAAGAAAGAATTTTACCGTGCCACCAGACATGTGATGGAGGTAAGATAGTGGACCAGACAGAAAAAGAAGATCACCGATGCCACGGCTGCGGTGTCTTTCAACCAGTATCTTAGAGTTATTAAGGTTGATCAGTCCAACAAAAGGCTTGTGGTATGCACTGCCTTTGAGATCAGAAACTTCCTCTACCTGATCTTCAGAGAAACGGCTGGAGTACTCAGCGTTTACTACATATCTGTTTGGAGGGGTAAGAGACCACGTCTCTTGATCACATCGTGGCCACAAGACGGGCTTGGCCATTGTCATTACGAGCCACCGGGGATTGGAAAACTTCAAAGACTCTTTCATGCTGACTAGAACTCGGCAAGTAAAGAGCGTTGAGTCTAACTTGGTCCGGCAGCTTAATATCAGTCTTACGACAACAGCTTCTAGCTCCTATTCTGGCTTTTCTTCTAAAGATAATGTGGCTTTTAAGCAAGTCGGCACAACATCTAAAGACAGCAAGTTTTGTGCCATCCACCTTGTAAGTGAATGGTCTTAACTCCTTAGAGACCCGATAGATCATCTGGTGATAACCGGTCCAGTCTCTCTGTCTTCGCAAATAATTGAGAATGGACCTCTCAATTACTGCTGGACTCAATGATCGTGTAACATCAGGCATCAATGTCAGTAGTGTCTAAATATGGGTGAATGGACGTTGGAATCTGGTCTATCTCAGCCTTGGTCCACTTGCGAACTCTGGGCCAAATTTGGTATGGACGATACATGTGAGCGTTCAACATACCAGGTTTAACATTCGGCAGTGTGTTGGCAATCCACCCTTCAAAATCATAAGAGGGGTCATCATAGTGTCCTGAAGTACGATGCTTATCGATGATCTCCTGCATGGTCTTTCGAGTCGCTGTGAAGTGGATTATGCCTCTTACATCCACAAGTTCAACGCCTCTGTGACCATCGGGCTTGCGACATTCAACAAAAGAAACTCCTGGCCCAATGTAAGCTGTGGCCATGTCCTTTGCACCTTCGATGGGATACCCTGGAAGGCCAATGGTGGGTATCATTCCAAGGGCTATGGAGGTGGGCTTGTAATCGGCCACAAACCTCTTCATATTAAGGAAGTAATTCTTCTTCCACAGCTCATCGCCATCGACGATTATGATGTGCTCAAAACCAGATTCTCTGATCCACTGAACTGATTCATTTCTGATGTGGGTCTCAACCTCGATCAGACTTCTGCCTAGCCTTCTGTATTTTGATACGCCAAAAGTCTTGACTCTCGCATTAGCCCCAAGATTGTTAAGTTCCTTGGCCACATTGTCAACCTGAAGCAAGTCCTCAGGCGGTGTGATTCTGCCATTCCAGTACTCATCTGGAACGCAGAAAAAGAAGTCTTGAAGACCTTCATCCAGAAGACGCTTACAAACCTCAAAAAGGCAGAAGTCATCTTTGGTGGCTTGAATGTATGCAGCGTATTTCATAGATCTTTTGGGAAACCAGTGGACTTACGATATTCGAACAAAGATTGGCCAGACTTGTATCTCTCAGGATTGGAATGATTCATGTCGACTACATCCTTCATTCGCATATTATTGTCTGGGTGATAGTGGCTGAAAACAAGGTGAAGAGCTTTAATCATGATGCCATCTTGAATGGCATGGTATGTAAGCTCAGTATCACAGTACATTGACTTGTAACCGGGATAGAAGAGATAACCCAGTTCATCGTGCCGTTCCTTCGTGACTATGGGCAATGTACACAAGTCTTTAACATAGCCATCATTTACCATCACAACATGACGACGATTGATCCAGTCTTTGTCAGAGACCGCCAAGATCCTTTCGTTCCAACTTCTGATGGGGTAGAAGTCGTCAGATATGGCTATAAGTACTTTTCCATTGGCTTTCTTGGCTGCAGCATTCCAGCCTTTTACACAGGTCCCTGGAATGTCAGGCTGGATGACTACCTGACTCACGATGCCTTTTGATTTCAATGATTCATGGCACTTGCAGGCAGATTCAATGCTGGCCGAGTCATCTTGATCGACTGCAATGATTATCTCAAAGCATGAGGTATCCGTTGCCATTTTTACCCATAGATCAGCCATGGGTCCAATGGCTGGTGGACGCCTTGATGTGTAGCAGAGCGAGTAAGTCACTCTGCTTAGAACAGCAAATTATGAATTAAAGATAGTGGCGTAAATATCACCAGGGATTTGACGGTGATATTTCTTAAGGATCTTCTTGCCAAGCAGAGCTTGCTTGGAGGTTAGGCCATGGCAACCGGCCAAAGCGTGTCCAATGATAGTGTCACAACCATTGAAGCCAATGTCATCTCGCTGATGGGCACCGTCGCAGACACCGGCCAACATTCGCAAAGCGGTATGAATGGCGGAGATTTGCGCCTCAGGCATACCTTGGGCGCGATCAAGCTCCTTGTTAGAAACAGTGACCAGTTCAACGTTGGGATCCATAATGGCTGGCTCCTCAGCTTCAAGCTGGCCGACAGTTCCATCCATGATTCGCTGCTTTTCCAGGATGATTTGGGCCATGCGAGCATCCAGTGAACCTTCAAGAGTCAGATGCTGAACCATGATGTTGGATGCAGTCTGACCGATACGATGTGTACGGTCTTCGCACTGGGTAACAGTAGCTGGCGTCCAGTCCAACTCGCCAAATACCACCCACGAGGAGGAGGTCATGTTGAAGCCAAGGCCCATGGCACGAATCGAACCACAGATCAACCAAGTATTCGGGTCATTGTTGAAACGATCAACAGACTGTTGTTTGGCCTCTGGCGTCATACCGCCCATAACAATGGGAGCACCAGCGAAGTGGCTCGAGATAGTCTCAAGCACGTCTCGATGGTGGGCGAAGAAGATGATCTTGCGCTCAGGATTCTCCTCATGGAGATCTTTGAGATGTTCGATGATGTGGTCCAACTTGGCAAGCACTGTGTTGTGGCGAACTTTGGAAAGCTCGTCAAAAGACACACGGGCCTCATACTTAAGAGCCTCCAGAGCTTTGTGATAGGCCTCCTTGTCCTCATTTACTTTGGCCAGCAGAAGAGCGGAGCGAAGCTCAATGAGACGAGATTGACGGGCAACATAGGCTGCAAGTTCAGTCTGAACCGCCTCGTAAGCTGCACCAGTGGCAGGCAACTCAACAACTTGACGAAGCTTAGGCGGAAGCTCCTTAAGCACTTCGGCCTTCATGCGGCGAATCATCAGATTCTCACGGAGACGACGATTGAGTTGGGCCTGAAGGTTAGGCTTAGTGGAGCAGTACTTAAACTTGCGCCAGTCTGACCACTTCTCATTCAGTTCCTCTGGGGAGCAGAGAAGGGTAAGCAACGCCCACAGGTCATCAGTTTTGTTCCAGATAGGTGTGCCAGTCAAAGCGACAACGTGCTTGGCAACCAGTGGCTTTAGAAAAGCGTAGCGTTGAGTACGAACGTTACGGATGTTGTGGGCCTCATCAATGACCATCAGATCGAAGCTACGGGATAGAAGAGCGTGATGATTCTGCTTGAGGATGTCAAAGTTGATGATGACGATGTCAGTGTCAGGAACCTTAGAACCTTTGGCAACGCCAACTGTTCGGTCGTCAGTGAGCCACTTAGTGAGCTCGTTTTTCCAGTTGATCTTGAGGGAGGAGGGCACAACCACCAAAACCTTGCGAAGTTCTGGATGAAGGTTGATGATACCAATCGCCTCGATGGTCTTGCCCAGACCCATTTCGTCGCCGATAAGAACGCCCCGTTTCAGCGTGGTCAGCGAGCTGTCAGTGTGGGCATACAAGATACCGGCTCGCTGGTAGCCAAGGTAGTCGAAGCCCTCAGGAGCAGGTACGGTGATGTTGGCGTCTTCAGCTTGGCTAGCAGCCAGCTTCTCGATGTACTCTGGAGAAGGATCAGTCCAGAGGCAAGCTGTCCACTCACCTGTGGTATCGACCTTTTTGATGCTAACGCCGTGATTTTTGAGTTTCTCCTTGTTCGTCTTCCAGAGATCCCAGAAGTTACGGTCAGGAATGGCGTTGCGAACCTGGCGCAAACCGCGGCTGGTGTCGACCAGTCGAGGCTGGCTCCAAGGCAGGAGGTTGAGGATGTTGATTGTCATAGTCGTCGCAGTCATCAGGGGTGAGTATACCTCCTGGCTGGGACGAATGTAAACAATCTTTTGAAAAAATTTCTAGAGCGTGCCAGACGCAGCGAAATGCGCTTTTTAGTCTGTCGAGATGGCTGTAAGATACTGAGAATTCTTAAGAGTCTGAAGTAGCTCGTTCATTTGCTTCTCGCCATCAGCTCGCTTGTTGATGTCCAATGTCAGGTCCTTGACTGGACCTGGGATGGCGCCACTGAATTTGTTGAGGATGTCGCCGTAGAGATACCGTGACCGTGCCAAAGAGAAATCACGCACCCACTTGGCCTCGTACGGAGGAAGATCTTGCGTACGATTGAAATTCTCAAAAGCAGTAACACCGGCATGGTAACGCTCAATTGGGTTGTGGATGTATAGCGTTTTTGTGAACACGTCATACATCCAATCAGGCATCACAGAGGTGACGCGCTGCCATGTTTTTCTCCATCTTAGAAAGTTATCGTACTCATCAAGGCCGGTACGAATAAGAGGAGCTGGTGATATAAGGTTACCGTAGAAAATTTCAGTTGGACTTGGAACATTGTCAACGAAATCAACATTGACAATTCCTTGAGCACCAACGTCTACACCCTGCAAGTAGATCGTCTTGTTAGCTAAAAGCCGTATGGCACCATATCTGATTCTGGGCCTCCACAAGGAAATGTTGTTGAGACCCTCTTGAATGCTGTCATAGACGTGCTGCTCATGCAGCTCAACGTTAAAGATTGGAGATCCCAATTGACGGAAAATCCAATCTTTCAACTGGTCGGCACTGTACCCATAGAGAGGTAGAGTTGGACCGACGGCCAATGGAACTTCAGGGTTCGGCACAAACTAACTACACAGCCATCACTTTTTCTTTGGATAGCGAGCCATGTAGCTATCAACCTGAGTAGGATACTTCTTTCGAAGGTAGCTTTCAAGCTGAGAACGGAACTGGAAATTTTTTGGTGGATTCTCCAAATCACACACAAAGACAGTGGCTTCTTTAGACTCAAGCTGCTCTTTAGCATCCTCCAATGTTGGCATCACAATGTCCGGCACATTTGGCGTTGGGATGGAGGTAGGCGGAGGAGGGAGAGGTATCGAGGCTTTCTGGCCAGCAGTGTCAAGAGTCACTTTCTCATTCAACAGAGAGTTGTCCAGTTTGGATTTGGGCTTGTAATTCTTAACATCGGCGTCATCATATTGGATCTCAGGTATAGACTCACCTCTGAATGGTGCGCCCTCTGTTTCAATAACACCAGACTTCTCCGTGGAGATCCTCGGCTTAGGAATCAGTCCAAGGCTGATGGCCTCTTGGATGGTCATCCCCTTGATGGGTGAGTTAGGCCCAGTGGCAGGCGATGGTGGTGCCAGGGTGGGAGTAACAAGTTTGCCGTCACCAGCATTCTTGATTGGAGCCGTCTGGATAACAGGCACCTGGCCACGTTCATCACGTGACATAACCCTATAAATATGAACCTGCTTATCTTTCAACACCTCTTTTGAAAGACGGTTCTTGCCAACATACGCATCAAACAAAGGATCATTGATGCGAACCTTTTGGCCAGAGGTGTTTAACGCTGTGATGAACTCACCTGGAGCTAAGGTGTAGGTCTGGCCAATAGCAGATATATTGATCTGTATTGGGAAGGTGTTGCCGTTAAAGTACCCACCAATGTTTGTAGTGTCAGACATAGACTAAAGAATAGATTTTCCGAGATTCAAACGAACATGTGTCAAAATTGCGCAAAGAGAGTCTGCCATGGCCTCAGAGCGGCCTGGATGTATACTAAATACACCGTTTTTACGGGTTTTCTTTATGGGAAAGTTAACATCTGGCCAAGCATCCATAGCAGCTTTTACCATCTCTTCCTTCTCCGCATGGTGGTTACCAGTACAAATACGCTTAGTATCATATGGGGAATAATACAAGACTTTGAACTGAAGATCAGCCTGCATTAGAGTTAGCAAAGCCACAGTGTAACCTGCAGCCATAGCCATCCCTTTGATAGCCAGGGCGCTCTTTGCACCACTGAGTGGCATCTCTACAACTACTAAGTCTGGACAGTGCTGAAGAACAAGGGAGCGCATCCATGTGCAGCTCTCACCAATACGTCGAGCATCATCTACAGCAACCTTGGTATTTTTGTCAGATTGCCTTTCTGTTTCAAAGAATCCCGAGAATAGAAGTTTTGACTGACGATGATCCCACTTATCACCAGTAAATTTGACAACGCTTAGGCCTGGTCGGCCATAACCGGCGTCTATTCCCATAACTGTCATGCAGGACAGAACTATTCTTCGAAGTTGTCAGACATCTTAATCTCCATTGGAAGTCCCATAATGTCGTAGAGCTCTTTCTCACTGATGCACTGTGTGCCATTCTTTCTAGCATCAGCCGACTTGTTATTGCCAGCACCGTCACCCACCACCAGGTAGTGGACCTTCTTGCTAACTGAGGACTTGACTGACCCACCAAGGGATTCAATCTTGGCTGACACTTCATCACGAGAACCACTCAACATCCCGCCAGTGATACAGAAGACTTTACCAACCAGAGGTCCAGACTTCTTCTCATCTTCAAAGACAAAACCAAGGCTAATGAGTTTCTCAAGCTCAGCAATGTTATCGTCACTGTGTTCAAAGTAATTGCGAAAGTTAGAGAACGTCACAGGGCCCAACAGTTTCGAAACTTCATCCAAATTATCAAGCATGTCTGGCAGTGAATTCCACCGGTTGGCCAGCTCTTTGCAAGTGGTGACTCCAATGCCATCAATTCCAAGGGCATGAAGCTTACGCCAGAGGGGTGCAGTCTTGGCCTTCTTCAAACCAGCAGCAACACGCTTGGACGCTGCAACACCCAGAAAAGAAAGATCATCAGCTGCAAACAAGTCTGAGAGACTGTTGATGCCTCGATCAACCATGGCCTTGATGCTCTGCTCACCACAACCATCAATGTCCAATGACTGCTTTTTGACTGCATGCTCGAGACGAGCAAACACTTGGTCCTTGCACATACGAGCAGTGCAGACAATGGCCACCTTGTTGGCGAGACGATCGACGGCTGAGTTGCAGCATGGACACCTGTCTGGCATAGACCACACCCCTCGGCTTAGCTTATTTGCCACGCCCACAACCTGTGGAATGATCTCGGCGGCCTTCTGAATGATGACTTCATCGCCAATGTTGATGCCCAACCGTTGGATCTCATCAGCATTGTGAAGACTGGCTCGCTTGACAACTGTGCCAGCCAGATTGACAGGTTGCAACTCAGCCACTGGAGTCAAGGTGCCTAGTCGACCAACTTGAACTGTGATGCCAAGGAGCTTGGTGACCTTACGCTCAGGTTGGAACTTGTAGGATGTGGCCCAGTTTGGAGCACGGTTGTTGAGGCCCAGGGCGACCTGTGTCTTGATGTCGTTAATTTTGAAAACCAACCCATCGATCTCGTGGTCCAATGTGCTTCGTCCAATAGACCAACCCTCGATAGCGGATTTGACTTGGTCAAGATCAAAAAGATTGACGACGGGAACTCCACTTTCTAGAGGAGTCCTGAAGCCCAGAGCCTGCAACTGCTTCAAACGTTCGTGCTGGCTTGCTGCATCAGCTGTGCCCAAATAGTCAGACTTTACGATGTGGTAAGCCAAGAAAGCCAGACCACGTTCAGCCACATCCGCTGGGTTCTTTCGCTTCATCGATCCAGCAGCCGCATTGCGAGGGTTGGCAAACAGCTCGTCGCCCTCCTTCTTCAGCTTAGCATTGAGTCGTTCAAACTGTTTCTTAGGCATGTAGACCTCACCACGAACCTCGCCACTAAACTGGGGAGTGAGAGGAATGGATTTGATCGTGCGAGCATTGGCCGTGACATCGTCACCCACAGTACCGTCACCGCGTGTGATGGCTTTTACGAGCTGACCGTCCTTGTAGATCAAGGACATCGAAAGACCGTCGATCTTTGGCTCAACCACACCCATGGGATTGGCTTGATCACGTACTTTGCCTTTGAAGTAGCTGACCACTTCCTCAGCCGAGAATGTGTTTTCGAGTGAGAGCATGGCTACACAGTGCTTGACCTTCTCGAAGCTGTCGATCGACTGGCTGCCCACACGAGCGGTCGGTGAGTTGGGATCTGCCAACTCAGGGAACTGGGCCTCAAGAGTCTGAAGCTCCTTGAAAAGATGGTCGTAGTGCTCGTCAGTGATAGTCGGCTGAGCAAGCACATGGTAGTTGTGGATATGCTGGTGAAGCTCGCTACGGAGCTGGTGGAGTCGTTGAGCGCTCATGCGTAGAATCCGTTAATGTTTCTCATAAGAACTTCGTGCTGCATCGCCTCAATCAGAGGCATGTCGTCCATCAGGTCGATGACAGTCTGGTCATCATCGCCCATGGGAAATTCCTTGTCGAGAAGCGTGGCGGATAAAGTTTGTTCTTGAAGAGTAGCTGACATGAGGGTGAGTATACCTCAGGACCTTAAAATTTGTAAACAAAAAAGTGGACAAAATCGAAATTATCTCTCTGGTCTGCACCTTTGGCGTGGTGTCCTGTGGTCTGGCCGTGATTGTGGCCGCAACGGTCCGCGTGATCAAAGACATCTTCAAGGGTCCGCCTCAGAACCCAGTCGCTGTGCCTTCAAACCAGCCAACTCTCTCCTTGGTCCCAGCCTATGAAATGGCCGAGGACAAACCAAGAAGGCGCCGTCGATCTCAAGGACCAACGGCGCCTTCCTGTGAATTCTGTGGTGAGGACTTAGCTAGAGCCCAAATCATTCGTAGCGAGTCACACGATGATCAGACATTCTTGATAAAAGAGTGTCCCTCATGCAAGAGGGAGTGTAGCATCGAGTCGAAGTAAGTTAGTGGAGAGGTGGCAGAGTGGTTTAATGCAGCGGTCTTGAAAACCGCAGTGGGTAATTCCACCGGGGGTTCGAATCCCTCCCTCTCCGCCAACTGTCAGTTTTTTGCCATTAGTTTTCCAGCACCAAATCCGTCAAGGTTATCATAACCAGCGGCTTCAAGGGCTTTACTGATTTTGGCGATAACTGGATATTTGGCTGGATTTCCGTAGAAGTCATCGAATGGCTCCAGTGGAGCACTGGAGTAGATAGCAATACCGTTGTCTTGGTTGCCAGTGGCTCCATCATATCCAGGGTAGTAGACGTAATTTCCTGAAGAGAGAACACCACCTTTCAAAATTTTCTGAAGCATGTCCTCCTCACCTTCAATATCCTGAAAGTACCCAGTATCATCATCGTTCACTAATCCAATAACAGTGATTTCTTCATTCTCAGTAACCACATGTTCATCTAAGAGTTTTTCAATAACCCTGATCGCTTTTTCTTCAGTGCTCATATCTACTCCTCGTTTTGTGATTCGTCTTCAGCCTTGATCTCGTCCACTAGGTTTTTGAGATACTGTAGACCTTCGGGTGTCTCACTGAAAATACTACGTACGACGCCAGCAAACTCATCAGCCGAAAGTGAAGTGATGTGGTTGAGAATGCGTGGGATGTATTCAGCCGCATCAATCTTGTTGACCATGTGATTGAAGTGCATCCAGACTGCTGGGCCCTTCATGATGCCCCACTCCTCTTGGCTCAGAGTGTCAGCGTCTTTGTAGACTCTGGCTCTAACACTTGGGTCCTCAATGACGTTGTGAAACACCACCTCATAGAGTCCCTTGGCAAGCTCATGAATGAGCAATGGGAAGTTTATTGCGGTGGCATTGATGGTATAGACATCTTCACCATCGTCGTCTTGTTCCACCTCAATGGACTCTTGGCCACCGTGCTTTCCACCAAAAACATCCTCTGGTTTCATCCAGTATGACAGATCACCCAAAGCTGTCATCTTGCCATACAGCTTAATGAGATCCGGGTCTATCTCATTCAGTCTTTCGGCCGCAAGGTGGTAAGCATGCGTCTTGTTGACCGCAGCTCCCTGAATTAGAAAGTTGATGAACTTACGCTTGTTGACCTCTTGATCAAACTGGGCTTTGATCTCAGGCACATCTAAGCCCAAGTCAGAGATCTCCTCATCACTAGGCTCCTCTGGATCGATGTTGTCCATGTTCTGGGCATTCATCTCCTCAGGCATCTCAGGCATGAGTCGAGCATTGATTCTCAACTTGCCGTCGATGTAGGCCTCACGAGCATCCTTGAACTCAGGCAGATCAAGGACAATGGCCACGGCCAACTCCTCAAGCTCTGATCGATAGTCTTCCTCCTTTTGAACGACAGTTTGAACTGTGTTCATAAGAGTGTTCATAATCTCGTGTGGTCTGAGACTTCTTACATCTCGACCCATGGAACGACTTACACCCTGCAAAACCTTTCCATAGGCTTGTGTGGCGGCCTTCTCACCATACTCGCCCTCTGGAAAAGCTGGATTAGTTGACAGTGGAGTTTGACGGGTGTCAATCTTCTGTCGCTTCTGTGGGTTGATAAGATGGCCACCCTCACCTGGATCCATGGCCATCTCAACTAGTGTTTTGGCTTTTTTCATTAGCTCAAACCAGGCCATACGCCTGGAGCTGTGGTTCCAGTTTCGACCTCAATGGCCTTGGGTGCTGGCTTGGGTCCACGCTGTGGTCCTCTGAAAGGATTGGGGTGCTTGCGCTGTGGCTTAGTCTCAGGCCTGGCTGGTCCGGGCATCGGCTTAGTCGCTGGCTTAGTCACAGGCTCCTCAACTGGGGCCGCTGGAGCCTCATTGAGGATTCGAGAGATAATTTGCTTGGCGTTCATTGTTAGGCATTTTGTTCCATCGACTTTGAGATAAAGTTCCAGACAATTGGAGCATCCTTCTTGATGCGCTGGGTTAGCTCAGGGGTAATACCACTGGTGTCTCCAGTGTTACGAACATACATGGCCAGAGGCAGATAGCACATGATGCCATCCTCTGATTGTCCATTACCTTTTGAGGCCCATTCAAAAGCCTTCTGCTTGTAGTCTGGGAAACCGCTTGGATCCTTCTTCAGCTCCTTAACCATGATGCTATAGTAGGCAGCCAAAGCAGCAGGAGTTTGCTCAATGATAGGATGGAGATCAGGCACCCAATCTTTAATGGATCGAGCAGCATAACCCATTGCCAACCATGGGTTGGAGTAGATGTATGAAAGAGCCTCTTGAGTTGGATATTTCCAACCGAAGTTTTTCATGAACTCGATGGCATCTTTAGCAGCCAACTGTGCAGCCGTGCTGGAGCCACCAAACTCACCTGCAGCTTTCTTGAAGATAGTCGTTACAGCTTGATCAATGCCTTCCTTCTCAATCAAGTCAGCGTGGCTTCTGGTCCAAGGGTTCTTGTTGATGATAGCTTTTCTCAGCTTATCTGGCATTTCAAGGCCAAGCAACTCTACTGATAGGGCAGCATTGGCATCATTGTCATCACGGTCTTTTACATTGCCTGAATAAATATCAGAAAGGGCGTAGGGAATGCCATCCTTTCTGAACATATATGCAGGGTTTTCTGGACCCATGCGATACGAAGCACTCTTGAAGAAGGTCGGATCTTTAACGCACCAGCCACGGAACTGACCACCATCAGACTTTCTTCCCATGCCAGCTGGGTTAAAATTCTTGGAAGCTTGATCAGGTGTGGTCACTGCATAGAGATCATAGTAGTGACCATACTTCTCAGTGGCTGAAACAAACTTGATTCCAGGCTCATCAGGTAGACGATCACGAGACTTGGTGACTTCCTCACCTTTTTCACCACGTGTAACGGCACTGATCAGTGATGCAAGGGTCGGGTATCTCTCGATGCTCTTGGCACCGGTGAAGTTTGCATCTTGACGCTTGGCCTCAAACTTGGTGATTGCATCCAAGATCTGAGCGCTATCCTCTGGCAGAATAATGTCGTCCTTCTTGATCAAGCCCATCAACCACGGGAAATAACCAGACTTCAACACAGGTTTATTGCCCAGTTGGCCTGTTGTAGGATCGATCAACCTCAGTGGGAAACGCTTGTCAATCTCAGCAAAAAGCTTCTTAACTTCAGCCTCTTTCTTGGCATTTGAAGCTAGGTTTTGAGACTGATTTACTACATCAGCTAAAGCATCAAATGTTGGATACTGAAGGATGTTTTTGTTTCCTTGGAAAGCTGGAATCTTCTTCGCAGCTTCAAAGCCAACGATCGCACTTCTGATTTGATCAGGCTCCGCAGGGAGATTGCCACCCGCATTCTTTACAATCTTGGCCAACCAATCCATGTAGGATCCATTAGCTGTTGGGTCAATCTCAGCTATGGCTGTCATCTGCTCAATTGGTAGGCCTGTTCTCTTGGCTAAGCCACGAGCTCTATCAGACTTGAGTTGGCTAAGCTGCTCAATCAGCATTTTGGCTGATGTACCAGCCAAAATGCCATCAATGATGTATTCCCAAGTTGTCATTTTCTAAAAGCTTCAGTTACTTTGTGCACCAAAGACATGTAAGCCGTTCGCACAGATGTCTCTGCAACACTACTAAGTCCAGATAAAATACAATCAGCAAAAGCTGCGTTGAAGTGCTGATAGACATCAGCGGGTGCGTAGACAGAAACCAGTGGTATCAGGCTGTAAGGTTTCTGGCCTGTGGCAAACTCTGATGTGGTTCCCCACTGCAAAACGTTTATGTTCTTGGATGATACGACCGTCTGACCATTGGACAGCAGGCCATTTGATAAGTGAATGGCAACCAACCGATCTGTTGCTCGTTCAATGGACTGAACAATCGCTTGGAATGATGGGTACTCACCACTTGAAAGCTTACCTTGGAACAAGTTTACCTGGTCAAGTCTTGCTTTTACAAGACGTTTCTCCCAGAGATCTTGTGAGTGCTCGCCACACTGGCCAAGCAGGAAGTCACCCAGCTCGAATAGTATGGCCTTAATAGCCTCAAAAGATGTCTTCTTGATGAGGACTGGGTAGATGTGAACCAGCAGTGACTGGCCATCAAAGGTAATACTGACATCACGACCAGTCGCTGAGTTAGTCTCAATGACAACGCGAACAGGCTTGTAGCCCGCGTTTTCGAGGACTTTGTTCAGTGTCGAAGAGATTTCCTCGATGGTCATTGAGGTATTTGTCTAATCGTCTGGTTCATACCCGGTCCAGGGTTGTAAGGAACCGTTGGACCAGAGGCAGGCTTTTGTTTCACTGGCACTGAGCCTGGTTGAATCTTCTGCTCAGGTTGAGCAAACTTTCTAAGCTGATTCTTCTTGTAGGAGGTTTCAGCCCTGCTGGGTCCTTTGCCAGGAGGAAAGCTAAGCTTGTAATCGTCACCTTCCTTTGACTGAACAGTGGCCGTGTAGGTTGCACCGTCAGAGGCAACAACGACTGAATCACCCACACCAGGCTCATAGTCTGAGTCATCCTCCTCTGCCAACGTTCTCATTTGCTCAATAAACGCTTCAAGAGGAGTTATGAGCATTGCACCGTTGTCACTGTCTTGGATGAGCCAGCGACGATTCAGGGCTTCCTGGAAGCCATCTGGGCCAAGTAAAAGAATCAACTCACCATTCATAATAAATGGTGATGGACGCTTGCGTACCTCGAGAATCTTCTTGGCTATCTGTGACGTTTTCATTAAGGTTTTCTAGTAGGGGTAAGTGGCGTGGCGGGCTGGGGTGTTGTACTTCCAGGGGTCGGTGGAAGCTGTTCAGCTGGGGGTGTGGCCAATTTGTCAGCATCAGCACCAAAGTCTGAAGTAAGCTCCTTACCAATTGAACCCATGCGAGGTGTTGGACCCGGTTGAATACCAGCAGCAGATCTCGGCAACTCTTCCTCTGAGGCCTTAAGCTTGTTCAGCTGGTCTCTTAGGTTTGAGAAGTAGTCCTTTAGGTTCCAGTTATCGACAGCCAGAACCTCTGCTCCGCTGGCCAGCGTATTGACATCTTCAATGTTGATGGACCCAGACAGAGGATTGCCTCTCCATATCTTCAGATATGTGGACAGCTTGTCAGTATATGGACGGTTTCTGGCCGCCTCATATGTTGTGAGCATTCTGTCAAGTTGACGCTCTATGTTGCCGTGCCAACCAACAATGCCTTCTCCAGAATAGACTTCTACAAGATGGTTGTCTCGTACAGATTCAGAAAGATAGGCAATTGAGTCGTAGTCTCTCATGTTATTTGGAAGAACGACCAAGGATGTCATTGACCTTCGCAGCATCAACTTTGTAACCCTTGGCTTTCATTCTTTTTACAATTTCTGAGGTTTCAAGCCTCTTTAAGGCTCTGACCTCGTCCTCGCACTCCAAGACCATCTTGATTAGATTCTCAGCCTTTATGATGGACTCATTGGTCTCCTTGGCCTGTAGTTTTCTCTTAGGGTCTTCCTCATCGTGGCTGAAGGTGTCAGCCACATCTCTCATCATCTTGTCGAGGTTGACATCCTTCTGGTCATTCTTAAGAGGGCCATCGTGGAGATCTAGCTCAAGGAATCTGATGCGATAATCTGTCTGGTTTGGATCAGAATCTCCACAGATATTCATCACCCAGCCAAGTTCGGCCAACTTTTCCATTCCATCTGGAGACTCGAGGCTGTTTACAGCAGCCTGGTAATCTTTAGCAGAATCAAAATGAGCAACCACAGACGCATACTCAGGCACAAGCTTGTCATCTGGCACACTGACACCGATGGCAGAAAGGGCCTTATTTAAGGGTCCTTTTTTAACTTCTATCCTGTTCTCCGTCTTGATTTGCTCAGCTAAATTAAGGAGATCATCACGAAAATCGTTGTCCTCCTGAGCATCGTACAGATAGTTGATTAAAGCCTTAAGGTCTTTCATTTCTATGGTAACTACTACAACCATGCTTGACTTTTTCCCTCTGTCTAAACCCAGAGAAAAACAAGTCAAAGCCGTTCAGTTCATCCAAGCTGCAATAGAACGCGGGTACAAGCACATTGTTGTTTCGGCTCCCACTGGAACGGGTAAAACAGCCATTGGTGCCACTTTGTGCCTATGGGCAGCCAGTCAAAATGCATCAAGTCTGAGAGGTGAGCCAGGAGGATACTATCTGGTAACTCAAAAGATGCTACAAGATCAGCTTGAGAAAGACTTCGTAAAGCATCCACAGTTCGGGTGTGCGTCACTCAAGTCAGCCGCGGCCTATGAGTGTGATGAACCCAGATTTAAGAATTGTGAGATTGGTCGTACAAAGAACAAGTGTGGCGGATGCACAAAGTACAATCCACTCAAAGAAAAATTCTTGACATCTACCATTGGAGTTACTAACTATTCCTACTTTATCACCGAGAAGTTGAACGTGGGCAAGATGCCCACTAGAAGAGTTATGGTGCTGGACGAGTGTCACAACATCGAACGTCTTCTTGTTAGATTCTTTGACATTACAGTTGGCCAAGAACAGATGGATGATGTTGAAGTATTGGACAGGATCCCTGAATTTTCTAGCATAAATCATTTCATTTTGTGGTGTAACAACGTGTATAAACCCCGTCTAAAAGAAAAAGCTGAAAACATGGCCAGTGTGGCCCACAGCAGTGAAGCAGTTGAGGACATCAATAAGGCTATGAAGCTGGCCATGCAGCTTCAAAAGCTATGTAGGGCTCTGGATTCAATGAATGCCAATCCACAGGATTGGGTGTTTTGGAGTCAAGAAGACCAGAAGATTAAGGGTAAGCAGTACACGGCCAGACCACTCTATGCCCACGAGTTCACATCATCACTCTTTGGAGACTCTGATGTAATCTTGCACATGTCAGCTTTCCCAGGCGACAAAATCACCTACTGTCAGTCATTAGGTTTGGATCCTAATGACGTTGCATGGATTGGTCTTGGCTCAACATTTCCAGTGGAAAATCGACCAATCCACATCGCCTCTGTAGGGTCGATGAGCATGAGAAACATTGATGCCACTTTGCCAGTCTTGATAAAATACACCATTCGAATCATGGACAAATTCCATGACAAGAAGGGACTCATACACTGCAACTCGTACAAAGTTGGTCAAGCCTTATATGATGCTTTGAATGATACTGCACATAGCAATCGTATCATCTATCCCAAGAGTGCCGAAGAAAGAGAGCAGGCATTCAATGACCACGCAAACTCAAAGATGCCCACAGTGATAATCAGCCCATCCATGACGGAGGGTTTTGACTTTGCTGGCACATTGGCTGAGTGGCAGATCATTGCTAAAGTGCCATTCCCAAATATGGGAGACAAGCACACATGCAAACGAAAGGACGTGGATGACAACTGGTACAAGATGGAAACCATCAAGACCATAGTCCAAGCTTGTGGACGAATTGTCAGATCAGAGACCGATAAGGGTACCACCTACATCATGGACTCTGATATCAACAGACTGCTAGACTACAACTCTAACCTCTTCCCAAAGTGGTGGTTGTCAGCTATGATTAGGCGTTAGGCTTATATTGTGCCACTGCTGGTCGGTGGCATTATTTCTGGGCCAATTCCAAGAAATGCGTCAGTTGCCACGTAGAAACCTTGCGTCAACATCCATGCTGTGGCAGACAGCAATTGTGGGCTGGTTATCTCAGAAAGAGAAAGGACAGACCCATCACTTAGTCCAAGCGTGCCAGATGTAAGGTACTGAAGACCATTTGGAATAATAGCAGGGTTTCCAACATCAAGGGGACCCGCAGGCCTAAAAGCGAGGTTGAATCGCGTTTCTTGGGTCTCCAACTGTGAAATCCAATTTTGCGTTGAAGACCTATTCCACTGATACACCGTTGAAGACACTTCTATTCTTGGGTCTTGATAGTCGGCAATAGCATTGAAAGAATCCACAACGCTATTGAAAGCCCTGTTAAGCATAGACCATGGATAGTTTCCAAGGCCGTCAACATTCTGTGATAGAGCCAGATTCTTGCTTCTTCCAAGCTGTACTTGGTTGATTGCGAGAGCTGGAAGATTTGAATTCTGTACGAGATTTACAAGGATAGAAGGATTAGAAACTGTAGACCCTGGACTAAACTTGAACACAGCTACATCGGGTCTATTTCTGAGTCCATTACACTCAAACAAGGCCGATCCCACTTCTGTGTTTCCATTCATCAATGCTGCATTCATCTTGATGGACAGTGGAGTCACATCAGACGATACAAAACGAATGTCAAGCACTTTTAGCTGTGATGTGGAAGCTGCTGGGCCCGTCCACGAAATAGACAGTTGGGCATTTGTGCCAGTGGCTAAAAGATTGAATGTTTTCTTGACAACATCACCATCTTGATAACCCTCTGCTCCAAAAACAAGTGGAGATGTGCTGACTATGGAACCACCAAATGAGATCAGCACAGGGAAATCATTAGGGGTGTCACCGCCATAGTTTGTGTAAGAGACCTCAAACTGATAGTTTCCAGGCAACAGTTCAAACGAGTAGTCAGCCGTGGTAGATACCGCAGCTGGGAACAATCCACCAGAGTCTTGAGTGGGTGTGAGGCCATTCAGTTGGCATCCAAGCACTTCATAGTAAGACTGTGGTATGATTGTCATGCCCACATAGACATCACCCGCAGTTATGGCAGGAAGGGACTGGAGCCGTATGGCGTTGGTTAGTGTCAACTGAACATTTTGCACCAAACCACCTTGGTCTATAGCCGCACAGTAGGCTCCGGAAAGAAGAGAAGATTTCGACTGTCCTTCAGTTAACACTAGTTGGCCAGCTTTTTGAGCGTAAAATGCACTGTCTTGCTTGGCCAATGTGTTTACTACGAAATCGATTTGGTCAGTTCCAGGTCCACTAATAACCGTGGAGTTATTTACAAAAGGCTGAGGTTGTGGTATATGAATTGTGTTAGCACTAGGAGGATACCACCTCAGCAAGCCAGTGTCAGTGTAGTAAACGATCTTGTATCTTCCTGTCAGTCTTGGCTCAGCGACCCAAACACGAGTATGGGCCGTGTCTTGAGAGGGATCGTGGCTATACCACTCTGCTTCTAGGCCTGTAGTGCCACTAGAAACTACTTGAATTATCAGCTGTTCAGCTGTAATGAACGGGTTCTTTAAGAAGTTTTCTACGTTGGCAACATAGACACCAAGACTGTTGTCATTAAAAGCCAAGGTCTTATCCGGCTTTGAGAACAGATCAACGTCTAAACGTAAAACTGGGTTGATACCTTCATTGACTGGACTTCCGTCTGCGAATGACCAAACATCGTTGATACTACCCACTGCCGTGCCATGGGTATCAACACTGATCACAGGTGGGTTGACAAAAATATTGGACGTTCTGGCTAGAGTTTCATGTAGCAAAAGATCTCTGCCATAGAGATCTTTATCAGCTGTCACCTCATCATAGGGAACAGACGAAGGAACCACATAGGAAACTGTGCCAAATTGATTAACTGTTATGGACCTATCCGCAGATGAGTCAGGTAGCACTGGATAGGTCATGCCCAACTGACGAGGTCTCTCAACACGAGTGCCAAAGACTGTGGCCGCATTAGAGCTCACTGTAACCACTGCTGCGGCCACTGCGTGGTCACGTCCAATAAGCTCCAAATCTCTCTTCTGATAATCATACCAGTCAAAAAGACCGTATGGGTTTATCAGAGTGGATGTCTCAACAAGAGTACCACCTGTTGGAACAACCAAACCTTCTGACACAAGTGTGCCATTGACATAGAGGACATTTGAAGCTGGACGATTGTACAAAATCGTTCCAGTGGTGTCAACTATGGCATCAGGAATCTGAGGTGGAATCTTAAGCTGTTGGATCATATGCCACGAGTGTATCGCATGGCGGTATTCACAGCGACATGCAACTCAAAGTTTCTGGTATTGTTAAGAACAGAGACAGCAATCTTATCTGGGCCCGTGTATCGTCTGGGTTGAAAAGGTGATCCGGCTACAACACCAATCAAGGATGTTGTCAGAATCGACTCAGGATAGCCGCCAGGAAGATTGAACTTGTCAGGCGATGTTGACTGTATGCCACAGACTGCAGCGCCCATAGACTTATTTATGATGTTGGGCACCGTGGGTGTCAAAATGAAATAGCTATCTTGAGCTCCAGTGGCAGGGTTTGTGATGCCCGTGGAGTTTACCACTTGAACTTGAGTGGATGACAGATACCCAGTTACGTAGGACTGTTGGTTATTGGACCACGTTATCATGGAACCCACATCAGATGAGAGAAAGAATGGCTCATTTGACGTCACAGTCATTGTGGCACCAGGTGATGTATCAACTGCTTTTGATGCTGTAGCCAGCAAGCTATTTCTTTGAACACCAACCAGATCAGTGACGTGCATGCAAATCCATGGTACTGACAAGGCATCCAGATAGGCCAGCTGAACCAGTGAAACTGTCACTGATTTTCCAGGACTTATGACGGTTTCAGGTAGACAACCACCAATGGTCTTTATGCTGCTAAATTGTTGTGGCGTTATCATAGCTTTAACCGAATCTGAGATGACACAATCATCTTCAAATCAACGTTGTATAGCTGTGATGTGGTCACTGTTGAGGTGGTGCTTTCACAGTTATTCACAATCACCACCGAATAGAAACCAGGCTCAGTGATCTCCAACTCTGCAGCAGAGCTGGCTCTAACGTATGTGCCAACCGAATCGGCTGAAATCACATCAGCCGCAGTACCAACCCACGTAACACTCTGAGGATCAGTTGTTGCAGAGAAGTCCTTTGCAATGCCAATGTATGAAATACCATAGCTGTTGTTCAGCAGCTTGATGTTAAACTGGTTACATTGATTTCCCAAAGGAAGATCCACGCCAGCAATTGAAGCACTAGTGACTGTCAGATTCATGTCCTTGTAGACAAGAGTCTGGCCTTCACTCAGGCTGAATGTTGCAACCACAAGCCAATCGCCTGAACGGACCAGGGTGCTTGGCATTGATATGGGCAAATCAATAATTGACTCTAACTCTTGAGTTGTGAGGAACATAGACTATACGTTTAGAATTCCAAGTGCAGACAATCTTGATCTTAGTGGAATGCGGATTTCAGCTCCAGATGCTACACCCGCAATTGGATCGATAAGATTGTTTACTAGTGCAATGACCCACCACAGCTCTGGAGTGCCATAATGTAGCTGAGATATGAGGTCCAGACGTCTCTCGCCAGCT